CAAAAGCCTTGCAAGAATATACAACCGAAGTCGAAGAGGGACTTGAAGAAGCTAAAGAGAAAGCCGCTAAAAATGGAGCTAAAGCTTTAAAGGCTACGAGTCCTGTTGGACGTACCGGGAAGTATGCGAAGGGATGGCGAGCCAAAAAGGACGGGAAATCATGGGTAATCCACAATCCGACAAGATACCAGATAGCTCACCTACTTGAAAAAGGACACGCCAAAAAAGGTGGTGGACGGGTCAGCGCCATTGTCCACATAGCCCCTGTGGAGGAATCTACAATCAAAGAGTACGAGAAAGAAGTCGAGAGGGTGATAAAAGGGTGAATCTAGTTGAATTGAAAAGACTACTTGACGCTACAGGATTCCCTGTGGCTTATTCGCATTTTAACGAACAGAAAGCCACACCTTTTATCACCTATCTTGTGACTTATTCATCGAATTTTCACGCAGACAACAAGGTTCATAAGAAAATTCATAATGCGGATATAGAACTTTATACGAATAAAAAAGACCTATCGGCAGAATCGATTCTTGAAAACATTCTTGATGAAAATTCAATTCCGTACGATACAATCGAAACATTTATCGAATCAGAAAAGCTATTCCAAAAAATATATGAAATGAGGATGATTTAATATGAATGAAAACAAAAATAAGTTATTGAAATTGGATTTACAACATTTCGGAAACAAGGTCACGTTTGGTTTACAAGATGTACATTATGCAACGTTTGAAGAGGTAGAAGGAGTGGTTACTTTTGACGCTCCATTACCAATTCCGGGTGGTGTGGAGTTAACAACGGATCCTCGTGGGGATATGGTTGAATTTTATGCAGACAACATGATCTACTATGCTGCATCAAACAACCAAGGATATGACGGCACGCTGACTATCGCTAACATTCCCGATCAATATTTGGTTGATGCACTTGGTGAAGAACTAGATGAAGAAGATGGAGTGTTAAACGAAATTGCCAACGCTACAGGAAAACCATTTGCGCTGTTATTTCAGTTCGAAGGCGATGTAAAGGCTGTGCGACATGTGATGTATAACTGTACCGCGAACCGTCCGACGATTGCGTCTTCCACTAAGACGAACGCTACTGAACCAAACACGAACGCACTTACATTTGTATCGAGTCCTATTAAATTAGGCGGGAAACTAATGGTTAAGACAAAAACAACAGTGGCCACAAAAGAAGAAATTTACAGCGGATGGTATACAGAAGTTTATGAAAAGGTTCCAGGACTGTAAAGCTGAGGGGGAATTAAAGTGGAATCAATCATTAAATTAGGTGAAGAAGAAGTGCGCTTAAAGGCGAACGCGATTACTGCTATGCATTATAAAAATCAATTCAAGTCTGATATTTTAAAAGATACTTTATCTGCCATCGGTGGTATAGAAGCGGTTATGCAGTTAAAAGATCTTGAAGATGCGACTGATTATCAAAAGTTGCAAACGATGATAAATAACATCGATACCGTATTGATTTATCAACTTGTTTGGAGTTTTGCGAAAACCTCTGATAGAAATTTCATACCGTTTTATAAATGGATTGAAAATGCGTATCTGCCACCAGTTACAGAATTATTGTTAGAAGAAAACTTTGTGGAATTACTGATTGGGAACGTATATAGAAAAAAGCGGTAAAGGCTACTGTTGAGAGCGCATCTGATGATGATGACGTGCTCTCAACAGAGTCTTTTTTTATGACTTGTAAACTTGTAAATCTAACACTTGATGATATGGAGTATATGACAATTGGCGAGTGCTTAGATTATGCCGAAAACTATATTTCATTGAAGAGTGGAAAAACAGAATATAAAGCGCGTTCCGCTAAACAGGAAGACTTTAACACCTTTTAAATTGGAGGCGAGGTGATTGTCCAAAAGAATAAAAGGAATAACAATTGAGTTAGATGGCGATACGAAAGGTCTCGACAAAGCCCTAAAGGATGTAAATAAAGAATCAAGGGATCTGCAAAAAGAATTACGTGACGTAGATAAACTACTAAAGTTTAATCCTAAAAATGTTGAATTATTAGCGCAAAAGAAAAAGCTATTAGCTGATCAAGTTGAAAATACAAAAAAGAAGCTAGACCAATTAAAGCAGTCGCAAGAACAAGTCACGCAAGCTTTTAAAAATGGAGAAATAAGCGAAGAACAATATCGAGCATTTCAACGTGAAATCGCTGAAACAGAATCTAAGTTAAAGCACTATGAAGGTCAGTTAAAAAGCGTAGATACTACCCAAAAGTCATTTGGCGAAAAGATGGCCGCATCAGGAAAATCTGTAAAAGAATTTGGTCAGAAAATGACGTCGGTCGGAAAAGAACTTTCGATGAAAGTCACTGCACCATTGGCGGCTATCGGTGGAGTAGCGGCTAAAATCGGCATGGACTTTAAGGCGGGATTATCAGAAGTACAGGCGATTAGCGGTGCAACAGCGGAAGAGATTGGACAACTAGAAACGAAGTCAAGAGATTTAGGGTCAACCACTAAATTTAGTGCCAAGCAAGTTACTGAAGGATTCAAGTATATGGCTTTAGCGGGTTGGGATGTCCAGCAATCTATGGATGGTATTGATGGCGTGCTCAATCTTGCAGCTGCATCTGGTGAGGATTTGGCTGTAGTATCCGACATTTTAACTGATGCTATATCTGCATTTGGAGACGAGGCAGGAGATGCCGGGAGATATGCGGACGTTATGGCTGCAGCTGCATCAAATGCTAACACTGATGTCGCCGGACTCGGTCAAGCGTTTAAGATGGTTGGACCCGTTGCTGGTGCATTAGGTTATAGCTTGGAAGATACATCAGTCGCGTTAGGTTTAATGGCGAATGCTGGTGTCAAAGGATCAAGCGCAGGTACCGCTTTACGTAGTGCGTTAACTAACTTAGTTAAACCGACAGCGGCAATGGAAAAAGAAATGAAGAACTTGGGTATAAACATCAAGGACTCTAACGGGGAAATGAAACCATTAGACGTGTTGCTTGGTGATTTAAGAGGTTCTTTTGGAAAGTTGACTGATGATCAAAAAGCTTCATCAGCAGCAACGATATTCGGTAAGGAAGCAATGGCCGGTATGCTCGCAGTTATTAATACTGGTGATGCTGATTTCAATAAGTTGTCAAAAGCTATTGAAAATAGTGATGGGGTCGCACAAGAGATGGCTGACACCATGCAGAATAATTTACAAGGAAAATTAACTAACCTTAAATCAGCATTAGAAGAGTTGGCCATTAAAATATTTGATGCGTTAGAACCTGCATTAGCTTGGCTTGTTGGTGCTTTCCAATCCCTTGTGAATTGGCTTAACGGGTTGGATAAATCTACACAAACGGCAGTGGTGGCAATAGCCGCATTAGCTGCTGGAATAGGACCTCTCGCCGTGGTGCTAGGTACGATACTTACTATGGTTGGGGGATTTATGACTGTACTACCAACACTAATACCTCTGATCGTCGGATTGGCCGGACCCATAGCTATTGTTGTTGGAAGTTTGGTTGCGCTCGGAGTTGCGTTTGCGTTATTTAAAACAGATGCAGACGAAGCCTATAAATCGCAATTAGATTTAGCAGAGGGGAATTTAGAGTTATCCGAATCGTACAAAGGTGTGCTGGAAGAACAATTGGAACAAATCGACAAAACGTCTGATTTAATCGAGAAAACCCAAGAGCAAATGGAGGCAACTGACAAACTAGTAAATTCTTTCGAAGGTTTAATTGAGAAGTCCAAACTAACAACAGATGAATTCGGTGAATTTTTAACAGCGCAATCTGAATTGGAGAATACCAAATCACCACAACGAATTGCAGAACTTGAAGAACGAATGGAAGGTCTTCGTAAAAAGTCAGGTTTATCTAAGGAGGAATTTGACAAGCTCCTGGTATCAAATAACTTGCTGACAGAACAATTTCCAGAAGCTGGAACAGTCGTTGACGATTATGGAAATAAAATAGCGGATACAACTGGTAAATTACGTGAGATGACAAATGCGGAGCTTGAACGTATGGAACTCCAAGTTTACAATCAAATGGTTGAAGATTTACAGTCCGTTAATGGCGAGATAGATAACTATCAAAACTTACTTGGCGAGGTTGTTACGCTCGAAGATAGTATTCTTGCTAAGAAAAAAGAAATAGCTGGAATACAAGAGCAGGTTACCGCAAACGAACAAACCCAAAACGAAAACAACACAAAGCTTTTAGAACTAAAAGAACTACAAAAAGATGCAGGCTTGAAAGAATGGTACAACTTAGAAAATCAAAAAGATCAGTTGAAGCTACAAAATTTTGAATTAGATGGTAAGAATAAAAAGAACAGCAAAAACTTAGAAACCCTAGAATCTGCACTTTCCACAGAAGAGAAGGATCTAAAGGTGAAGCAGGAAAGTCGAGACATGATTGGCCAACAAATAGATAAAAATATGCAGAACCATGATGCATATACAAATATCCTTGGAACCCAATTCGATATAAATATCGAAAAAGGGAAAGAGAACCAGTCGATTGATAAAGCTATTGCTAAACGCAAAGAAGAAATCAAGCAATTACAAGATAAAATCGATAAAGAAGGTGACTCCAACGGAAAACTTAAAGAGGCGATTGGACACCTTACAACAGAAAATAGTCAACTAGAAGAAGCTAAAGGTAAGCTAGGAAATATTAACGGTACGCTCGACACACAAGTATCAAAATATGACACAGCAAATAACAAGCTAGCAAAAGTAAATGCGAAGTTTACAGAAGCTGGTGGATTGACTGATGGCAACATCAAGAAAGCGGATGTTTGGAACGGGAAGTTAGATAAGAGTCACACAAAAGATGTCACTGTTAAAACCAACAAAGATCCCGACGAAGAAAATAAAAAGTGGAGTAGCCCAATAACTAAGATTATTAGTTTCTTCACAAAAGGAAAGAAGCCGGATGCTTATGCGGAAGGAACAAATTATCACGGTGGCGGTCCCGCATTCGTTGGAGAAGAGGGTCCGGAGTTAGTGAAAATGGGTGGTAAAACACAGCTGATGAACTTTGGTTTGTATGATTTACCCGTAGGTGCAAAAGTATTTACTCATGAAGAATCTATGGGTATGCTACGAAACGGATTAGTTGATGGCATTAGTCGTGGAGTTAACTTACAACGTAACTCGTCACAAGTTACAAAGGAAGATAGTAGAGGAAGTGCATCAGTATCAAACCAAAATTCAAATATTGTTGGTGTTTTAACAGAACAAAATCGATTGCTGACCGAATTGGTATTATCTAACCGCAATATTGAAGCTAAGCCAGTTTTGTCAGAAGGAGACATCAGACGGTCCTACGATAAAATGGATGCTAAACAATCTAGTAAACATGAAGTATTCACGGGAAGACCAGGAGGGGCTACTTAATGAATGATTACTTTAAAATATACGACATTAACTTTAATCTAGTTCCTCTGCCTGTAGATGATTTAGGATACGGTCTGGTTGGACTGGACCTATTTGTATCTTCAATCGGTCAAGAAATCACCGAACATAGTATACCAGGACTACCCGGAAACATTATTACAGGCGTTCGGGATGATGAACGGGATATAAGTATTAGCGCCATGATACAAGCTATGAACCCCACAGACTATCGGTTGAAACGTGACCGGGTATTTTCTTTTTTTAGATCCTTGGGCTCTTTTTACGTTACGGAATCGCAACAAGGAAATAAATTAATGAAAGTTAGGGTTATCGATAAATACAGAGCCGACCGACCATTGGGTTTTGGTACAGTCGCGGAAGTTGATATCCCATTAAAAATAGACGGTCAGCCTTACTGGGTGAGCCGTTTTAAAACATTGGATTTACACAACAACAATGGCATACCCGCAAACGGAAATTGGTCTTTCGGCATGGGAATCGAAGTATCCCCCGATGAATTAATTTACGAATATGAAAATGTAAGTGAGTTCAATATTTTTAATGCAGGTATTCTTTTAAAGACAATACAAGAAAAGGACAATTGCCAAATAAAGATTAAAATAAAACAAAGCGTTACTAGTTTTATGCTATACGATGCCACAGGCTCTAAGTGGGAATATAATGCGGTAAAAGAAAGTGGCTGGGCTTTAAAGACTGGCGACGTAATAATATTTAATGGCCACGATATCCGGTTAAATAAAACTACGATAATGGAGAGAACAAATCGTTACTATCCTCTCATAAAAGAAGGCAGCAATAATTTTGAAATCGAGGGACTAACTCAATTTAAAGTAATTTTTGATTTCAGATTTAAGTATTACTAAAGGGAGCGATGATGTGAAGAGGCATTTAATAGAAGGACCTGTAAATGATGAGATGTTGAACAAGCAAAATAGTAATTTCAAGGTGTTGTTTGATGAAGGGATTAGATCAGGATTAGATTCTAAAGATGCAAGAGAGAAAGCATTGCAGGCCCTTGTAGAATCAACGCTTGCAAAAGAAAACGCATTAGTAGCCAAGGGATTGGTTCAACAAATTATAGACGGGTCAATTGACACTAGCGCATTGAACACGAATATAGAACAAAGAATGAACGATTTAGAGGGGGAATATGCGCCGAAGTTAACGGAAGTTACTCAACGGTTGGAGGAAACTGCGAAAAAACTATTTTATTTTGAAGCACCAAAACAGCCAAGTTTTAACGCATTGGATGAAGGGCATATTTGGGACGGTATAAACAGAACGCAAGACGATTTCAGAAAAGAAATGATTGATCCTTTAGTTGCGACAGCGCCAGATTATGTTACGAAAACATTATTGGGTAAGGATACAAGCGGAACTTATGATATACACGAATATATTTTCGAGCCAGAAGAATATGAGCAGACTATCCTTCTAACAAGTGGGGTGCATGGCAGGGAAACCGTCCCAGTTTATTCTATATATCGTCTTATGCACTACCTAATCAATGAACCAGAAGTACACCCAGACATTCAGTATCTTAGAGAAAAGGTAAGGATATGTATTATTCCTGTTGTGAATCCGTGGGGTGGTTCTAATATAGTACCAGGAACAATATACAAAGTTTATGGAAACGTAAACGGTTCTAGTATAACAAGAAATGTACCGTTTGAGTGGGAACTTGCAGGAACGGCGAGGGGTACAGTTCCTTTTTCGGAAAATGAAGCTAAAATCATGTGGGATTGGATAACTAAATACAAGAATGTAGCTAGTTTTTATATGGATTTTCACACGAATTGGAGTTATTACGGCAGTCTGCCAGAGAAAGATGTGTGGGTTAACTTAACATGGCAAGACGAGTATGCAGCACCGGTCATTAAGCAAGTTAATTCCTATCTAAATAGCCGAGTTACAGAAAAGTACGGTAGAAGTTCCGTAGATGATACAGGAGTTACTACGGGAGTGGGTATGCGGTATTATGCCCAATTTGGATGCAACATACCCGCCGCAACGATGGAGTATTGCGAAACCCGATTCGGGGGCAGGTTTGGCGGTTCGGTTGATATAACCGAACACCTAACACAAGCAGTTAACTTTATTTCATCGTTGTCCAAAGCGAATTTGTTAGAGTTAAGGAAGGAACGGGACAGTAATTTCAAGGCATTAAAATACATTAGTACTGAGATCATGAACTTCCATTCCTTGAATGAGGATATAAACGCAGCTGATTTTAGCGATGAAGTACATGAAAAATACGATAGGTATGTAAGCACTCCTCCTAAAGGTATTGAGGTCACGGAAAGTGTTTTGAGCAAAGATACATCCAACACATATGATATAAAATCATATACGTTCATGCCAGAAAGATATGAGAAGACACTGTTTTTGTATGCAGGACTATATAGTAGGTATGGTTTTAAAGAGGTCTTTGTTTTACAAAATTTGATTAAATACATTTACACATCAAAAGATTACGTCGCAGAACAGTTGAGGAATTATTATAGAATTATTGTGATTCCCGTAGTGGACGTAAGTAGGTTCAACAAGAGTATATCCAGCTATGATAATAACGGGATTCCAGATAGGGATGTTATTGCTTCGGATATAAGGATATTGACGAACGACTTTGATGCATTCACATTAAGCGAATCACGTGCGATAAAGAAGATAGTTGAAGCCAACGTGATAGATACAAGTATTGATATAGGTTCACATTTTGGTTTAGCTGCTGCTTATGCGATAGATGAGTTAAATAACATTTATACCACTTTGTATAATGCTTCTAAGTATGCAGAAAAAATATTCAACCCTAGTGTTACAATTGGGGAATTCGGACTGATTTCAGACTTCACAGGTTACACCTCAAATATTCATTTGAAATACATGAGCAAGCACGTTATAGAGCCCGTATCTTTCCGAGTAGGAAGAGTACCTTTTGATAGGGGTACGCCGATATATAACGAAAACTTGGTTGAAATGCGAAGGTTTGCAGAGATTTTAATTAACTCATTATACCAGTACATGACCACTAATTTCAAAAAGACTTACAGTATCGAACCCGTAAACTTGGCAAAGCCTTTTTATAACGATGATTGGGACTTGCATGCAAACGCCATTCTTTTAGAAGACAAGGAAACCCTAAAATTCACGCCTACTGCGTCATACCAAGAAAACGATCTGATCATCGACGTGGAAGAAGGCATGGAGTATTATGCTAGTTTTGACAAGATCATCCCTAACTCACCACAAGTTGCGTTGTTTGCTTTCAGGGTAACAGCGGATGGGATTGTGGGTTCAAGCGTTGGGAATACAACAGGTAAAGAAATGATGTTTACTATACCAATCGGATACCCAAAAATAAAGTTGTCAGTTAGAAGTGTAGCTGCACCATACGGAGAATCGTTCATTATAAAGGACATTAAATTATATAAAGTTAATAAGTAATCGGCATAGAAACCGTCCCATTATATTCTCTGTACATGTAGCTAATTTTAATAAGGATATTGATAACTACGATAAAATTGTAATATCGAATTGTAACATTCCAAGAAAGACGTGCAGTTAAAAATCATACTATTACTTTTAAAAAGGCTCTTATTAGAAATGAAAGCGTTGGTTTACATGGATGGAAAACAGACTAGATTGATGAAAAAATTGGTGGGTAACCTTTCGTGTTATAATAACTTCAGATACTATAGTGAAAATACAAGTGTCATTAGAAGTTTTGGGAAACCCTTTGAGAGAGTTCTGGTGAAAGCTTGCAAATAAATTAATTGTTGTCATAATATGGTTGGACGATGAGTTTACTGTAGACTTATAGAAACGACACGATTATTGTTTAGCTTTCACGAAGGGAAAATTAAAATAATGAAAAACTTAATTAAAAAGCCTTATATTTTCTGGAGAGACAACAAAGCACCACTTCACCATTTTAGAGAAAAAGAAAAAAAGTCGGAAATTAAAATACCATTTGTAATAAAAACCAAAATGCTAAGAAAGGGCTTTCTTAGCGAATCATTTATCATTTATGACTTGATTAAAAACAATTCAAATGATTATTTACCAGATTTTCATCGATTAAAAACTTTATCGATAAACAAATCTTATTCATTAATTTTAGATGACAAATTAATTTTCGAATCAACATTTAAACATATATTAAGAATACCTGAAAGTTATTGTGTTATAAAAAATGGGCAGTTTATGCCTGTTGGCAATAATAGTATTGTTGATACGAAATCTTTAATTGAATTCTTAAAGAATAAATCCGCCCTGGTACTCAAACCTGTAGATGGAGGTGGTGGTGTAGGGATTTACATTCTTAGATATTCTGAAAAAGGAATTACTATTAACGGAAAGCTCACTTCTCCTGGTGAAATAAACAACCTCATATCGAAATGTAAGTATTTTTACATTAGTGAATTTATTGTACAAGGAGATTATGGTAACAATCTTTATCCTAATTCAATAAATACCTTAAGAGTAATAACGATGAAAGATCCAGTAACGAATAAGGTATTCATCCCGATTGCAGTTCAAAGGATGGGAAACAAAACTTCTGAACCTGCAGATAATTGGACACAAGGCGGCTTAAGTGCTGAAGTTGATATGGAAACAGGTGTACTTAGTCAGGGAATATCCTATCCAGTAGACGGTAAATTAGAATGGCATTCTCATCATCCCTCTGGCAATCCCATTGAAGGATTGAAGGTGCCTCATTGGGAAGAAATTAAAAATAAGCTTATCTACGCTGCTGAATCTATTCATAATCTTAAATATGTGGGATGGGATGTTGTTATCACTAGCGATGGGTTTATGGTTTTAGAGGGAAATAATTATTCAGATGTGAATTTGGTTCAAGTTCATCGTCCTCTATTAAAAGATGATAGAACAAGACAGTTTTACAAACATTACAAAATTATTAAATAAGTCATATAGGAACAGACTATTAAGTTAGGAATAAAGGAGGTATCTCCATCATCTTGTCGAATGGTGATGAGGTGGGGGTGAAATAATTGAAGTTTAATGATGAGAATTTAACTAAAATCGGTAATGCTTTAACCAAAAAAGGTAATGAAAGACCTTGCTCTTTCTGCGGGTCTAATGATTTGGTAATAGTTGATGAATTGATCCTCATGAAAAAATCTGATGAAGGGAATTTTCCAGTCATCGTTACTGGGTGTGGGGATTGCGGGAAAATTGAGACCTTTGCTGCAAACAGATTAGTCCCCGGGTTGTTACCTGGTGGAAAAGATGAGGAAGTTTTTTAAAGAAATAAATACACACTAGAACGTCCATATCGGGCGTTCTTTTTGTATTGAAAGTTTATGCGGAAAGTAGGTGAACACAATAAACGGTCAAACATCAGTGTTTTTACTAGATTTAAAAGGTAAAGAATATCCAGCCATTGCAGAAGTAAACAGAAAGAAACGAGTGAACGGACAGCGTGAAATTACGTTGTCTTTTTTGTTTGATGAAATAAACAAGGACTTTCTGCACGATATTGAATACGGTTGGAAAATACTGTTCAAAGGTGAATGGTACACGATTATAAACCCGTCTTATGCACTCGATGGAGATAAGTTTTCCGTCGGTGTGGATGCTGTCCTATCATTTTTTGTTGATATGAACGGATATTATCTACAAGACGACGTAGAGGGGGTGTCGAAAACCCCGGCATCTTATTTTACAGCTTTATTCCAAGGGACTGGTTATAGCTATATACTAGCCGATAATCTAGCCGCCAACACATTAAGCTATCAAGCCAATCAAAGTAAAACAGAACGCTTTCTATACGGAGTTGATCGGTTTAAAGGTGAGTATGTAATCAGAGGTAAAGTCGCTTATATGCACGGGTTAATTGGCTCTGATAAGGATGTTATATTGCATGAGGATTTGAACATACAAGACGTATCGGTTGAAGTGGACGGGAGCGGATTTCATACCTGGGCAAAAGGATTCGGGAATAAAGACGATAGCGAAGAAGACTCTGACTACAAGCTAGAAACAGATTATTTCATACCAGCATTAGTCGAAAAGTATGGTTGGATTGAAGGTCCTGCAATTAGGGATGGGTCTTATAAGGATGAAACTAATTTAAAGGATGCAATTAAAAAACAAATAGAAAACAGCGCACCGACATCTACCACAGTCACCGCTGTTGATTTAAGCAATAACGGTTATCCAGAAATGCAGTTTGAAGAGGGCGACCGAGTATGGCTGTACGTCACTCTGCTGAAACAGAATCAACAAGTAAGAGTAGTAGAGATTGACGAGACTTTCGATTGGGAAGGTAATGTTATTGCTGTCCAATATACCATCGGAAACGAGGGTATTGCCACACGATATAAAACACAGCAGTATGATACGTTAAAAGATTTTCAAGATATTTCATCTGGTCGGAAAACGCTAGAATTCAACTGGTTGCCAGAAGCTATAAAACGAGCAGCTGAAATAATAAACGGCAATATTGATAGTCTATTCCGTTATGGCGCGGGTGAGATCATCGGCATCAACACGGGTAATCCTAATGGCTATATGCGGTTTAATACGGATGGTATAGGGTTTAGTCGTGACGGTGGCAAGACTTACCGAACAGCAATCACATATGAGGGTATTGTGGCTGATGCGATAGTTACAGGGACCTTGCGAAGCATACTCATTGAAGCCGTGGAGATATACGGTAGCTACATAAACGGCGGGACTATTGAAGGTACGAATATTAACGGTTCAACATTTACATCCAAGAAAACCGACAATGACTATATGACGATAAGCGGTTCGAGGTTGTTATCTTATGGCGTTCATAATCGTCAGTGGATGGGAGAAACCGGAAATAACATAGTTAAAATATTGATTGAACACGGGCAAGTCAGGGCGCGGAACGATGATAAAAACTGGTCGCTGTACTTTAATGATTATGGATTATCCACATTCTCAGATGGTGATGGTGCAGGTTTTGATGGCGATGCATCGGGTGCGCTTGAATTCCATAGTACAAGATATTCAGGCGGTGCATACCGAGGGCTAACAATTATGTCGGCTGGACGTTTAGCGCTTGAGTCTTCTAATCCAACAGGTAGCAGGATCTATATAAACCCTAGGGGTGCGAGTGTTAGAATATCTGACATTGATGATAATTATTACAACATCGCAGCAGCAGGATTTAATCAGTCGAGCCGTACCACTCAAAAAAGAAATATTAAAGTTCTAGAAGACGATGCATTAGGGATTATTAACTCTTTAAATATTAAAGAATACAAACGATTAACGAGTGGAGAATCTACCGAACTAGATCAGTGGCAAGTAGGTATTTTAGTCGAAGAAGCACCCTATCAACTATTGGCTGATGGCGATAGCGTAGATGTCTACTCATATTTAAACTATGTAGCTCGTGGACTACAACAACATTATGGTATAACCGCTATCCACGATGAAAGAATACAGGATTTAGAAATCAGATTAAATAAGTTAGAGGGAGTGGCTTAAATAATGAATCCACAAGACGGACAAGGAACGCAATTAAATCCAGAGCATGTAATCAATTCACTATTGAATCAAAACTCAACATTATCACTTACTAGCGCACAACTTAACGCGGTTATCATTGGGCAATCGGCGGCAATAGAAGATAAGGATAAACGCATCAAGGAACTAGAAATGGAAAACAAACAATTACACGAGGGCACGGAAGGTGTTAAGAAAGAGGTGGAAAAGTATGGGTAAAAACAAATTAAGTTTTTCTGAAACAGGAATATCCACATTCGAAAAAAGCGAATCGGATTTAATTTTTAATGATGCAGGAATTTCGATTGTCGAAGAAGGGGTTTCAAGAAATCTTGTTTCGGCGACTGAGGGTGGTGGCTACGGGATCACATTGGGCACGTTATACGCACCCAAAGTGTTAGTTAGTGATTCTCTATTGGAACAATGCAGAGTCGCAACTATGGAAGAAGTGGCTAGCTACCATTCGATTAGAGCGAGTGGTTTCGTAAAGTAATAAAGAAGGATATTTTCCTCTTTTTGTCGAATGGTGATGAAAGGAGGAATCGCATGAATTGGGATTTAATCATCGGTTTAATTGTTGGTTTGTCTGGATCAATAATGACGTTGATTGGCACTATCGTTGCTAATAAACAAAACCACAAACATGAACTAGAGACAATTAAACAAAATCATGAACTCGAAAAAGATTTGATTCGACAAAATCATGAGCAAGAAATGCAGTTGTCTATTCAGAAATTCACCTTAGAAAATTCATTTAAAGAGTATGAATTGAGAACTAAATTAGGTGAAGAAATTAATGCTCTTGGTGAAGAGTCTGTTAAACTTTACCCTTATGATATGTATCTAGTGTCTTACATGAAAATTGCCGAATATTTATCAAATGATGAGAAAGATAGCGAATCATTAAGTATTTTATTATGGGATATGAGTTTAATTAAAGGCAAGTATAATGAATACAATTGAATCGACTAACCAAATATTATTATTGAGAACGTCCACCCGGGCGTTCTTTTTGTGTTTAACAAGAACTACCTTCATAATATTTAAATAAGGATATTATGGAGGGATTAATATGTTTGCAACAAGCTGTCAATTGGCAGGAACAGTATTGCTAGGGTATATGATAGCTTTTAGGAAAAGGGAAAAGATTATTGGTGATAGTTCAATTCAAGTTTGGGTAAGTCATGAAAAGCCAATGTTAGCTAAAGATAAGTGGATAGAAACCTACGGTTACAGAATCGGTTTTTTCTATATAATAGTAGGTTACTTACTAACCGTTATCGAAAAGGAAATTAAAATACCTGTTTCTGGTGAGATTTTTTTAATTTGCTTTGTAGCTATTGTACTTTCAATTATCGGGATAGGCATTAGTGAAGGTTTAGGTAGTTGGAGGTTTAATAAAATGACTGTCGTAGAGTTTGCGGATAATGCTCCTGACGGAACTGTGATGATTGAATTTACCGAAGAAGAACTCGAGGAGAATAATAAAACATTGTAAAGGGCGCCTATATTCGGCGTTCTTTTTGTTTTCAATAAATAAGGAGGTGCGGGATGCCGGATGAAAAGCAATGGTACACAAACAAAGATTTATTTGAGCAAATCACGGCATTGCAAAGTGAGATGCTTATTACACGTACTACCATAAAAAAATACAACGGGCTTTACACTAAGTTAGCGGATGTAAAAGAGGTTGTTGACGAAATGCAAGCGAAGCAAGAGGGCAGAAACTCCGTTGGTACTGCCATTAGGAATTGGGGCGGTTGGATATTTGGCTTAGCTTCGTTTTTAGTTTTACTATCAAAAATATTGTAAGGAGTGTTGAATGATGGGTGAATTATTAAACGAATATATCGTACAGCAAGCACTGATTGTCATTCCAGTGCTTTTAATTTTGGGTAAAATCATTAAGGAGACGCCGAACATTAAGGATTGGCTGATACCTTATGTCTTGCTAGTTTTAGGAGTGGTTTTTGCGGTTGCATTGATGGGTTTCCACGTGGATTCTTTCATTCAAGGGGTTTTGGTGAGTGGAGCGGCGGTCTTTGGAAATCAGTTGTATAAGCAAGCTACGGAGCAGGAGAGTGACGAGTAAATTGTTGCTCTTTTTTAATATGAAAAAATAGAGGGAGATTGATAGATATGGTTAAAATAGCATTAGACGCAGGACACGGTATTCATACAGCAGGAAAAAGAACGCCTGCAGGTGAACGAGAGTGGACATTTAACAATAAAGTAGTCTTGGCCGCAATTGCGAAATTAAAAACATACGATAACGTTCAGATTCTGCGCCTTGACGATCCGACAGGTAATAACGACGTACCATTAATTACGCGAACCAACAAGGCTAATTCTTGGGGTGCCGATGTATTGGTGTCTGCCCATCATAACGCTCATATGGGTGTCTGGGGTGACCATGGTGGAGCAGAAACATATGTGCACCCAACAGGCAGACGAGCATCGTATGATTTAGCGAACATCGTACAACCATTGATTACTAAGGCAATGGGATTGCGTAATCGAGGGGTTAAGCAGTTAAATCTCCACATGGTTCGGGAATCAAACATGGCGGCTATATTGACCGAGGGTGGCTTTATGGATAGCACAATGGACATTGATGCATTACGTTCGGATACTAAATTAAAAGCGCAAGGCGTGGCGATTGCAGAGGGGTTGGCAGTTTATTATAAATTAAAACCTAAGACTGGATCAGCGGCAAAACCTAAACCTTCTACTCCTGCACCAAAGCCAACTCCAAAACCGTCAACTGGCAATCTTGGACTAGTCGATTGGATGAAAGATAACAAAATGGATTCTAGTTTTTCGAGTCGAGCAAAGTTATACGGTGCTGGATATAAAGGTACAGCGGCACAAAATACAGCATTGTTAAGCAAGTTGCAAAATAATACCGTAAGTAAACCGGCAGCTAAACCTAAGCCAGTCGCAATAAAGAACACAGTCACTTTACCAAGGACTGCCAAAACATGGCGTACATACAAACTTAATGTACAGCCTGTTAAAGCTAACAGCGACTGGTCACTCACTCCAAGCGCATTTGGTGGATTAACATATACAATATTAGGGAGACCCTACGCTAACGTCGTGACAATCTATACGGGCCGTGGTAAACGTAATATCTTTGTTGGACCTGGTACCGGAGCAGTAATTAAATAAGGGTTGATTTAATTATCTGTTATTGTACAAGAAAAGGCGTCTACTCATTAATTTGAGCGGTTGCCTTTTTTATTTTGAAAATTAAAAGATATTACATCCTCTTGTCGAAGGGAATTAATACAGGAGGGGGATTATATGAAAAAATCGGTTTAAATAGAGTTTAAAACCGGGCAAGACACGCAGTTTGAAACTGACACAAATATACTTTTACTAGAGCCCGTGAATATTAATGGTGCCAAAATGGTTATGACCAAAGATGAGTATGGCATTAATCTTGGACAAGTTAAAAAGTGGAATCGTTCAAGTTGATCATGGGAAAATTGCCGAAATCGTTAATCCGTGAATTGTAATTTAAAGGGCGACACTCGTGAGGAATCTCATTGGGGATGCCTTTTTTATTCCAATCAGGAGAATATAAAACTGACTGATAAGCTTCTCAAATCACCAGTACTATGATACGGTAGTATACATATACTATATTTATAGGAATGAATGCAAATGGAGTTTATTGGGTATCATGGTACTGCAGAGTCAGTTCACAGGCTTTTAGATGGAGATAAATTAAGAAGAAAAAAATTTCAATATGGTGCATTGCCTGGCGATTTGGGGACAGGAACATACTTCTTCAAAGATGACCCGGCGTTAGCTTATGCCTTCGCCAGTAAGGTTAGTTCTTCTTCGATTAGTGTGATCGAGGGAAATATCGCGGTAAAGGTTGAAGAAGTACTTGATTTAAATGATCCTGAATCATTGCATTTTTTTAACGAATTTAAATGGAAAATGCTTGACCAAGTTAAGAAAACCTTTGGAAATCTCAGGGGGCGTAGGGATTGTATTGATGGAATAGTTATTAATCAAATGGTAAGATTAGCAAAGAGTAAAGATAATCAGACACTGAAATTGGTTATCAGAGACACATATACACAGACAGATTAAAAGCGCAAGGCGTGGCGATTGCAGAGGGGTTGGCAGTTTATTATAAATTAAAACCTAAGACTGGATCAGCGGCAAAACCTAAACCTTCTACTCCTGCACCAAAGCCAACTCCAAAACCGTCAACTGGCAATCTTGGACTAGTCGATTGGATGAAAGATAACAAAATGGATTCTAGTTTTTCGAGTCGAGCAAAGTTATACGGTGCTGGATATAAAGGTACAGCGGCACAAAATACAGCATTGTTAAGCAAGTTGCAAAATAATACCGTAAGTAAACCGGCAGCTAAACCTAAGCCAGTCGCAATAAAGAACACAGTCACTTTACCAAGGACTGCCAAAACATGGCGTACATACAAACTTAATGTACAGCCTGTTAAAGCTAACAGCGACTGGTCACTCACTCCAAGCGCATTTGGTGGATTAACATATACAATATTAGGGAGACCCTACGCTAACGTCGTGACAATCTATACGGGCCGTGGTAAACGTAATATCTTTGTTGGACCTGGTACCGGAGCAGTAATTAAATAAGGGTTGATTTAATTATCTGTTATTGTACAAGAAAAGGCGTCTACTCATTAATTTGAGCGGTTGCCTTTTTTATTTTGAAAATTAAAAGATATTACATCCTCTTGTCGAAGGGAATTAATACAGGAGGGGGATTATATGAAAAAATCGGTTTAAATAGAGTTTAAAACCGGGCAAGACACGCAGTTTGAAACTGACACAAATATACTTTTACTAGAGCCCGTGAATATTAATGGTGCCAAAATGGTTATGACCAAAGATGAGTATGGCATTAATCTTGGACAAGTTAAAAAGTGGAATCGTTCAAGTTGATCATGGGAAAATTGCCGAAATCGTTAATCCGTGAATTGTAATTTAAAGGGCGACACTCGTGAGGAATCTCATTGGGGATGCCTTTTTTATTCCAATCAGGAGAATATAAAACTGACTGATAAGCTTCTCAAATCACCAGTACTATGATACGGTAGTATACATATACTATATTTATAGGAATGAATGCAAATGGAGTTTATTGGGTATCATGGTACTGCAGAGTCAGTTCACAGGCTTTTAGATGGAGATAAATTAAGAAGAAAAAAATTTCAATATGGTGCATTGCCTGGCGATTTGGGGACAGGAACATACTTCTTCAAAGATGACCCGGCGTTAGCTTATGCCTTCGCCAGTAAGGTTAGTTCTTCTTCGATTAGTGTGATCGAGGGAAATATCGCGGTAAAGGTTGAAGAAGTACTTGATTTAAATGATCCTGAATCATTGCATTTTTTTAACGAATTTAAATGGAAAATGCTTGACCAAGTTAAGAAAACCTTTGGAAATCTCAGGGGGCGTAGGGATTGTATTGATGGAATAGTTATTAATCAAATGGTAAGATTAGCAAAGAGTAAAGATAATCAGACACTGAAATTGGTTATCAGAGACACATATACACAGACAGAGGATTATTCATACGAAAAGAACGGAAGGGAAAGATACTTTATTTCGAACTTTCCTAACGGAACTGAATTATGTGTGATTGACGAATCGATTGTGCAGAGAGGTGTGAGTTATAATGGGGTTTAAATTTAAAAATGATGTAAATTTTTATATCGATTCATTAACGCCGGAGATGTTAAAGGAAACTTTTGAAGAATATGGGTTTACACTAGAGGATGAGGAAAAGTCTGTTAAGGTGAAACATGGATTTATTCGTCAAATCAGTCCAATTCCAGCCATAAAAGATTTAATTTATTCAGGGTCTAATGTGATAATGAATACGTCGCCCTATACAGTAGTTGTTGGGGGACTCGACATTTCTGAAACTGTCAGTTTTTCTAAAATGACAGAGGTTGAAAGTCATCCATTGTCAGCTAGATTCGAGCGGATGAATATTGGTCAAATTAATTTAACAGGGGTTAGTTAACTATGAAGCAGAAAGATATAATAGAATTTTTAGAAGTTAAAATTGTTAGTACTATTTTTGAGATTAACGATAATTATGAAAGTCCAAAAGGTCATAAAATCAATTACGAAATGAATTTCGTGCCAGAATTTTTTATTAATAAGGATGATGAAAAAGATGGTTTGGTTAGTTTGAAAGCTACCTTTTTCGATGAGAATTTTGAAGAGAATAATGAACCTTTTTTCTTGAAACTAGAAGTAAGAGGCCATTTCGTATCTAAAGATGATAAGCCACTTAGAGAGTATTCGATTAACTGTCTGAATATAATGGTTCCTTATGTAAGAAGCTATGTTACTACTTTTACTGCCTTGGCAGGAATGGAACCCGTGAACTTTCCACCAATAAACATTTATGATATGTTGATGGAAACAGAAAATGATTAAATATAAATTTTGAAGCATCTCACCCGAGGTGCTTTTTATTTGTCCAATTATAAAAGGATATTTAGTCCGCGTGTCGAATCTTGTTGGCGGGGGGGATAAATATTGAATTGCCTAAAATGCGGAATACCATTTGGTGAAGATGAAGTATTCATGATTAAAGAGGATGAAGTTGAACCAATCTGCGACGGCTGTGATGTATCAGGTGACATATATTTAATTACATATAACAAAGAAGAGTTTGCGGTCCAAGCACAAAGTCAAGAAGAATCTCTGAAGAAGTGGGAAGCTTATGTACGATGGATGGAACTTGCTGTGCCGAATGAAAAACCAACCGTAAAGAAGGTAAAGTATTTCTTGCAATCTGACTAATAAACAAAAGGCGTCACTCGTGAGGATTTAATCTCACTGAGTGGCGCCTTTTTTATTTGTATTTCCGTGGCATGATTATCGGCATGATTTAACTTAATTTATACGCTAAATAAGGTTTTCTGTATTAGTGTAAAACGTGCATAACATGCGTATAAGTTAACTTGTTAATGCGGTCATGATACTCTTAATAGACTCCCACCGTCTCCATTATATGCCGCTAACCGTTGACTCAACAGCGGTTGTAAAACAGTGGCATAGTAATGGCATGATTTTAGCTTTATTTCGTTTCAAACTGTATAATTTGAGTAGGCTTGAAGTCGTCCTCCATCCGGAGCACGGCTTCTTTTTCTGTTGTCGGATATAAATGGCTGTACGTGTTTAATGTAGTTGCAACATCGCTGTGCCCAAGTCTCGCGGCAACGACTGAAATAATGGTATCCCTATTTATTAAATACGATGCGTGCGAATGTCTGAAATCATGCAGCCGTATTCGCTTCACTCCAGACGCCTTGATATATTTATCATAGGCTCTATCAAGCGTTGACGTGGGAATGCTTTCAGTAAATTCACCGAAGACAACATATGTCATTTTAGGCTTAGCATTTGTTTTCAAACGGTCCAACAATCGCATTACGTGATTCGGCATATATAACTTACGCCTTGATGCCGGGGTTTTTGGAGTTGTCACTATTCGATTGTATTCGGTTTTATCCACATTGATTGTATTGCTTTCGAAATCAACATCTCCCCAAGTGAGCGCGAGCAATTCACCCTTCCGCATACCACTATAGTAGAGTGTCATAAACAATGCGTAATATAACGGATCATCAACATGCTTGATAAACTCTTTAAATTCATCTAATATCCAGTAATTCATATGCTTATCCTCTTCCATATCCACATTACCGGCAATAGTTGCTGGATTATCTTTCGCATATTCCTGTCTGATCGCAAATTTAAACGTTTGGCCCAACACCGTGTGAAGCTTTTTAACGTGAGAAGCGGCGTAAAGATCTATTATATCGTCTTGATAACGTGTCACATCACGGGATCTTATAGCTGTTATGGCCTTATCTCCAAATTCGGGAATAAGGTGGACCCGAAGTATGCTTTCTATTTTGTTATAAGATGATTTCTTCCGCCTTTTTTCATACCACCTTAAATATTCTTTCGCTACATACTCAAATGAAACCCCGTCATGCATCGCTACGTTTTCAATCGCTATAGCCTCTGCTTTTAATGCTTGTCCTTCCGTTTTGAATCCACGTCCTTTAATCTGTCTGGTGTCGCCATTGGGTAACGTGACTGTTTTAGCGTAAAACCATGTGCCTTGTTTTTCGTCTTTATATGCTGGCACTCACAATCATTCCTTTCTTATTATAGTAAAGAGCAGACAATCCGTATGAGGATGCTGCTCTTTTTTTAATTGCTAGCTAGGAATTAAAGTTCTTGCGTAAAACGGATTGCTTTTCCAATAATTCGTGCGGGATTATCTTCAGTAATAATGATTGGTTCGTGTGCTCTATTTATTGGCATTAATAAAACTGTATCGCCTTGACGTGTTACTTTCTTCAACGTAACTTCTGTATCTCCATTTACTAATACCGCCGCTATCTCTCCGTACTCAACTTCACTCTGCTCTCTTATAAGTACGTGGGAGCCGTTCGGTATTGTTGGTTCCATGCTATCGCCTTTCGCTTCAAGGTAGTAAACTGTGCCGCTTGGTAGCAGGTCTGACGATTCATCACGATAACCGCTTATGTTTTCTTCAGCTAGTATCGGATCTCCACAGGCGATTATGCCAAGGATTGGAACTCTAACCATTTTCGAAGATGCTTCAATTAGATTTGTTGGCCTGTGTTCTGTTAAAGCAGAACGCCCAACGTTGAAGTAGTCAGCCATGAGCTGTAGGTTTTTTAATCCTGGATACCTTTTTCCGTTAAGCCAGCTTGAAACTGTGGTTTCTGCTATACCTAAATCCCTTGCCATATCCGCTTGCTTAATCCTTTTAAGGTCCAATAAACCTTGAATGTTTTCGGATAAAACTTCTCGTTGGCGTGTAACTGTTATGTCTTCCTTCATTAACAACCCTCCTCTCAACTCTTATATTACACATATAGTGCAGAAATTGCAACACTTATTTAAAGAAATGTGCACTTTATGTGTTGACTCTGCACTTAAAGTGTAGTATTGTTTATATATCGACAAAGAAAGGAGGTTTACTACATGCAACAACATATGGATTTAAGTTTAAAGGCGGCTAGAGTCGAAAAAGGTTTTACTCAAGACGCATTAGCTGAAAAGTTAGGCGTATCAAAGAGAACTATAGTTAGCTGGGAAAATGGTGAGGTGGAAATTAAGCCTTACGTGATTTACTCCCTAGCTTATGTATTCCAAATGGATTCTGACTTTCTTAGGGTCCCTGATCAAAAGTAATTTTTTGTTCTGTACTGCACTTTAAGTGTAGTTTAGAACTTTAATATACAACCATCAAAGGTTGGCTAGGGAATGGACAAGAAATACCTAACAAAAATCGAATGGCATTCCAATAATTGGAGGCGTAAATCATGCATCATCATCTATTTATCGCTCGCCGTGAGCGACGACTAAAGCAAAAAGATGTTGCGGCGTTGCTGGACATACACCCAGTCACGTATAACAAAAAAGAAAACGGTAAATCAGAATTTGAATTAAAGGAAGCGTTCTTTTTAGCGGAATACTTCGAAACCACTGTCGATAATTTATTTTCCAAGGATGTGACGATGTGAAAGCGGTGAATGAATTCTTTTTCGGTGAAGAACGCATCCATATATCAGATGCAATTTGGTTTTACGGAACGATAGTAACAATTACCGTCGTTGGATTGATCGTGGTGTTGTGAAATTAAGGATTGAGGTGTACTCGTGGTTACGAAACAATACAGTATTTTAATGGGAAGTTTGATAGGTGCGTGTTATGTCGCTTTAATTGTTATCGCATTTATTGAAAAAATGTGAGGGGAGGTTTCATAGGTGAATGAAGATCACTATCAAAGAGTACTTGCACACTTACCAACATGGCGACCGACGCGGATCAATCCGAAGTTTGTCACATCGAACATCATGGATATAACGGATGTGGAAGCGATTAAAAGCGGCAAGCGGAACATTGTTGGATTCAAAGAAGCGTATGAGATTTATGAACGGTTGAAGAAGGAAAATAAATTACCGGAAGGCGGGAGGAAATGACAAGAAAATTACCTGTTGGTGTGCATGATTCAAAAGGTGGTGGATTTCGATCGATTATCACAGTTAACGGAAAACAGTTTCATCTTGGTGTGTTCGATGATGTCGAAACGGCTGCCATGGTCCGGAAACAATCTAAAAAAATGACTGACGAGTTAATAAGCAGGTTGGGTAAAACCGAATTTATTGAGGTTCCAGTACCCGAATATATTATTGTGGCGCGTCCATCGATTTGGAGTCGATTCAAGAAATGGTGGGGGAAAGAGCGTGAGTAAAGAACCTGGAAGCATTCTAAAAATCAAGCTTTCAAACGGCAAGGAAGAAATACACCATAAAAACATTGCGGATCAACTCTATGAATCTTTCATGAACGGACTAGATGAATACTACTTTAGCTTTCATGATGAAAACTTGTCTATCCATTACCAACGCGGATATGTAAGTAAAATAATTTACCTTCGGGAAAGATGAAAAGCCACTCTGCAAAGTGGCTAATCTAAAATACTAACATCGTCATTATAACACGAATGACACAACGGTAAGGAGGAAAAAGTATGTCAAACAACATTATAAGAGTCGAAAAGAACTCTAATTACGTTGTGATGAATCGGACAGCTCTACAGGATAAAAACTTGAGTTGGAAAGCGAAAGGTATTATGGCTCACATGCTATCGATGCCAGATGATTGGGTGTTCTACATGAGCGAGATATTAAAGTATTCGACCGATGGAGAAGCGTCGTTTAGATCTGGATTCAAAGAATTAACTGATAGAGGCTATGTAAAACGGTTTCCAGTAAGGGAAGGTAGCCGAATAGTTAGTTGGAAAACGGTTGTTTATGAAAGTCCTCTACTTAGCGGTTTTCAACAAGTAGAGAACCTAGATGTAGGAAGTCAAGAAGTAGAAAGTCTAGATGTAGATAATCGCAAGCTACTAAGTACTGATCTTGAACTAAGTACTGAAAGTGAACTAAGTAATGATAAAACTAATTCTTTTCGTGGTCTGTACGACCACTACTTAACCAAAGGTATTGTAATTCACAATAAAGTTACAGGGCCTATGAAATCAGCAGCTAATGCAAGAATGAAAGATTACTCGTACGAACAATTAGTACAAGCCATTGATAACTACGCAGTAATCTATAACGGTGATAAATATTGGTTTAACACTAAATATGGATTTGCAGACTTAATGAGAGATAAAGATATTCGAAAATTCATTGACGATGCAGATCCCTTTACTAACTTCGCACAAAATGACATATGGAAACGAGGCGGAAGCAATGGAATCGATAGGCGAGGTAATCCAAAAGATGATGCAGTCAAATCCAAAGTTGAGACAACGAATGAAAGACGCAAAAGAATCGCTGGAATCGAACCCTATAGAAATCCTGACGACCCCATCTGACAAGTGTCCGTATCATAAGTGCGACGGGAAAGGCTGGATTTGGATTAAGGATTGGTCGTTGAGAGGGAACAAAGACAAGTTCGATGATAGTGGCTCGCTATTAAAAGATGAATGGCTGGAGCAATGCGATTGTCTTGAGCAACTAGTAAAACAGCGAGAGATAGACAGGATACTAGACTTGTCGAATGTGCCGCCGGTCTTTCATAACTCAACTGTAGCCTCGTATCGTGTCGAGAAATACAAAACAGAAGAAAGTCGTCAGATAGCCCAAATAGCTAAACTAGCTGCAGGTAACTATGTAACTAATTTTGAAGCGATAAAAGAGAGTGGAAAAGGATTATATCTTTACAGCGATATTAAAGGTTCAGGAAAGACCAGGTTAGCTTCCAGTATTGCTAACGCACTGGTAAAGGTTCACGGTGCGGATCTAGCGTTCATAAAATCAGCTGACATAATCGCACAAGTTCAAAACACGTTCAACAAGGATGCAACAACAACTAGACGTGACGTTATCGCAACATTTAGAGAAGTAGAGTTGCTGATTATAGATGATTTGGCAATAAAAGATGCAACTGTATTTGAAGAAGGCATACTTTACGACATTCTAGATTATCGAATGGAAAACAATAAACTAACAATCTTCACGTCTAACGTAACTATAGAAGAGTTAGAGAAAACCTATCCCGGCGGCCGTGTAAATAAGCGTGTCAACAAAATGGCCATACAGATAAATCTTCCAGAAGAGTCAATAAGGGACGATGAGGCGGAGTCGGAAAACGAAGAGCTCGAAAAGATTCTGTTTAAAAAATAAGAAGGGGTGATGGCCATCACTATCGGCTACAGTAAGGCGCAACAAATTGGAAAACGTTTTATACCAAAACAAAAAGACCGTACCAAAATCACGAAAAAGGAATATGACAAGGCTATTGAAGAATTTGGCTCACGTTGTCATTGTGGCGCAACAAATATCGAAATGCATCACATTAAATTACGTTCCGACAGCGGAAAAGGTACATACAGAAACCTAATACCGTTATGCGGAGCTCACCACAGGCTAACTCATACCAGCAACCAACTGTTACAAGGTTATCAAAACATGCGTATAACAGCATACGGAGAATATTACTGGTGCGACAAATACGATTTATTCAAATTAGGACTGATTGAAGATCCTAACGAAGAAGAATTTGAAGCCTTTATGAAGTGTCAAGAATATGGCGAAGTAGAAATAATTGAACCGACACACAAATTCCCATTTTGAGAAAGGTTGAGGACAAGCAATGGCAATAAATAATGTAGTACTGGTAGGTCGAATGACAAAGGATCCTGAACTTAAATACACGCAAGGCGGTGTAGCGGTCACTCGTTTCACGCTTGCAGTAAATAGGCCATTCACTAACCAACAAGGTCAACGAGAAGCTGACTTCGTGAATTGTGTAACTTGGAGGAAACAGGCGGAGAATACAGCGAACTTTTTAAGGAAAGGCAGTCTTGCTGGAATTGAAGGCCGAATACAAACGAGTAACTTCGAAGGTAAGGACGGGAATCGTGTATTCATGACTGAGGTTGTTGTGGAATCAGTGCAATTCCTTGAACCTAAAAAAGATAATCAGTCGCCATCGCCTAATGTGCCACCGCAAAATGACCAACAGTACAGCAATCAAAATAATCAGCAGCCAAACGAGCCAATGACAGTAAGCGATGATGATCTGCCATTTTAGCTCCTGATATTAAAGACATAAATTAAGAAAGCGAGCGGTCAGAATGGAGAAGTTAATAAATGGCGTACTTCTTACGAGGGAAACTGTCCTCGTTGAGCACGAAGGCTTGGTTCATGTGCAGTGTCGAAAATTAAAACACTGGGCAAAATCACTTGGTCACGATTACGAAGATATTGAATCGGTTGGAAACATTGGGTTGATTAACGCATTTGATCGATTCGACAGCGTTGGGTATGATAATCGGTTTTCAACATTCGCAACACCGCAGATATGGGGAGAAATTCAAAAGTATCTATCGCATAGCGACGATGGCATCCGTTATACAAGAAACATTAAGGAAACGGCTCACAAAATCAAAAGGTTGGAACTAGAAGACTTATCCGTTGATGAAATTGCGAAGGAACTGAAAGTAACGGTGGGCAGAGTTGGTTGGGCGTTAGATTACCTCAAAAATGGTAGTCCGGCACGTTTAGATAAATTAATAGGTGACGAGGAAAACGAGTTTTCAGGATTGTTTGGTGCACCAGACGACAAAACAGGGATATACGTAAGTGAATTTTTGAACACGCTTTCTACCCTAGAGAGGGATATAACAATTCAGTTAATGGCAGGTGTTAGCGGTAGTGACATTGCTAGAATGCGTGGGTGTGGAGCTAACCATGTGGGAAATGTACGTAAGAGAGTAAGAGAGAAATACGGTGTTTACTCTAATCTATGAAACTTTGAAAGAGGGATGACAAATGGAAAGACATCTTATTAATCAGTTGGTGCTTGCCGCCCGTCAGTGTCAACAATTCGGCGGTAAAAAATACGAATTACAGTTTGAATCGTTTTTGAATCAATTACAGATGCTCACTAGAACAAGCCGTGAAGAAGCGGTGGATCTTGTAGTTGCAGATTTAGGAGGGTGAGCGATTGAGTTTTTACATCTATGAAACTCAATTCAATTCGAAACCGGAACGTCAATGTATCGAATGTGAAGCGGTCATGTTTGAAGGATACATCGAAGAAGAATCAGGACGTACCTGGTGCGATGATTCTTGCTTGCGAAAGGTATTCACGAAACAAGAACAGGAAGAAGCCTATAACGAAGAGGGCGGCGGTCTTTATTGGACTGTATGGGACGACTGAAGGGAGGGACAAGCGATGAAAATTAAAACTGTAGGCATTTGCGCTAATCCAACATGCGAAAAGTCTATATTCAAAGGCAATCGAATTTGGAGAAAAGGGTCTGATCAGTATTGTCATAGCAAATGTCTAATTACTTCATTCGGAAAAGTTAAGTGAGTAAAGAAATTGAAAACTATGAAAATGCACATGCCAAATACATTCGAGAAATACAAGAACTGGACAATCGAATGGATAGCCTATCACCCTATGAAATCGCAAAACTAGAATATGTCTACACCAAAGCGGAGCGGCAAGCCTGGGTGATTACCGCCTATCATAAAAAGAATCAAAAATACTATGAAGGCATGGCAGAGATTAAGCAGGGACAAGCCTATCAACAAGCTAGAAACGCAGGTAAATCCGGAACTGATGCTCAATACCTAAGCCGCATTACAAAAGGTGAAATGTTATGTAAGGCATCAATTCATGAAGGCGATTATGTTTCATGGCGAGGGATTGCTCAAACATACGAAAGGGCTGCACATGCGCTGAAAGATGTCATGAAAGCCATTGAAGCGCAAGGTGGCCATTAAAAAGAAGGGTGGAAAATCAGATGAACATGATTAAATTATCGGAATTTGCAGGGGGAGCAGTTGATGAACGTTTCAACATCGAACTAAAAGAGGTGTTGGAAAACATGCAGGACCTAAACACTGATCCACTCAAAAACAGGTCGATAACGTTGAAAATAACACTCAAAGGGAACGCAGACAGAAACTTATCAAGTGTACTCGTAGATGCGAAAAGCACCATTGTTCCAGCAGACGGGATTTCAGCTACTTTAATATTAGATCGTGACGAAAAAGGAAGTCCAGTGGCGGCAGAGTTGAAGAGCGGTATACCTGGTCAATCGTTCATTAGTGATAGCGGAGAAATACTAGACGACAAAGGCCAGACAGTAATGACGGAAGAGGAAATAAGGCAAGCAACAAAATTGGTTAACTTTAAATAAACTAAAAACAGAAATGGGGAAATTACATGTTAAAAGAATTAATCGATTACCTAATCAATCTATCACGTCCTGAAATTGTAGAGCAAGGTGGAAAAACATATTCAACGCACAACTTGAACCAGCTAGACCGGGAGCAACCAGTTGATGCAATCAATATCCGAAGCCTTTCGGGTCTAGTGGATTATATCAAGTCCAACTTTGACCATGAACGCGAGGTAATGATTCATGTCGAATCGCCTACTAAAGTAAGAGTTTTTGATCCGCTGAATGATGTGAACGACCGCAGAACATACGTAAAGGCGGAGGCAATGCTTCCAAGTATCACATTTGAACGACATATGAATCGTGAGGAATTTAATATCATGCTGCAGGCTTGTTTCGTTAATAACGATCATAAGGAAAAAGTCTTGAAGTTCATTGGCTCACTTGTCGAAGATAACTCAGTTATTCAAGATGATGATGGGATTTCACAAAAGGTTACAGCGAAAACAGGAATCGCAAGTTTGGGATTATCAGAAGTTCCGAATCCAGTAGGGTTGAAGCCTTTCCGTACATTCGTAGAAGTTGCCCAACCGGAATCAGAATTTGTGCTTAGGTTACGTGAGGGTGGTAAGGCCGGATTGTTTGAAGCGGACGGCGGCGCTTGGGAATTAAACGCAATGCAAAACATTAAAGAATATTTCAAAGAAGAATTAAAAGATCTAATCGAAAGCGGCAAAGTAATCATCGTCGCTTAAATAAAAGGGTCGGGGTAACACTCGGCCCATCTTTTTAAACGGAGGGATGGCGTGGACAACAATAAACCGTGGTGGTTCTTGTATAGGCGAGAAGGATTTCAAAAGGTTTATCTCTATGAGCAATGTTGGGGGAAAGAGCTAACTAGAAGGTTAAAAGCAGGTTGGAGGGTTATTGAGTGACAGACTACGAATTAAAACTAGCGAATGCATTAAGCGAAGAAATAAGGGAAATGGAATTATTCTTGCGTGCTGCCGAAAGAGTGTGGACGGGAAAGATAGTGAAGGAAACAACCAAGTATATACTCAAATCCCATCCGTACGGCGCGTTAAAGGAAAGGGAATTTGAGTTAGATACAGATTTGAAAAATAAGGTGTTGGAATTATTAAGGGATGAATTGTTGGAGAAGAAATACCAGTTAAAGAATATATAGGGTGGGTGAAATAATGACTGACCAAATGACATTGGATGAACTAATGATGCCAGAGTTGATACTTTGCTCATTGAGCGAGGGGTATCACTGGATAAGGATCACTCAGGGATGTACACCAGTTGAATTTATAGAGTGTGTCCAATTTAAAATGGATGGATACGATTACATTTATGAAAACACGCCATTGAAAGATGAAATCATTTCAGCGTTTGAAGGAACGGTTAGATCCATACCGTTTGCTTTCGGACAACAGTAAATATGTGCAGCATTACTTAAAAATATTTAAGGAGTGAGGAGTATGTCATATTTTACGATTCCAATCAATGCAGGGTCAGAAGAAGAGCGTGCCAGTAGAATCGCTGAAAATGAATCGAGGGGTTTCGAATTAGTAAAGACTTTTGAGCGCGAAAAAGAACATAAGAGTTGGGGGAATCACGGATATCGAGTCGGTAATGAAGCGGTCTTCAAATATGCAGGAAGTGATCTGTCTAAACAATATTGTGCAATCATGCGGCGTTGCAATATCCAGTACTTGAAACAGAAGGCGGCGCAATCAGTCGAGACTGTAAGTAGTTGACACAAAAGGTTGAATAGAAAAGGGAGGACGATCAAGTGAAGGACGACATACAGTTTCTGAAAGATTTGCAGGACGAATTAAAAACACAGGACACAGACCACCAAGCCGCTCCCCGATACTGGGGGATTATGAATTACAGAATTGTACCCGGCAATGAGGATTACGATGATTGCCATATATCTTATTTCTATAACGATGGCGACCATACGGAATTTGTTAGTGTCGAAAACTTGAAGGAATTTATAGCGGATTACTTCTTAGATGAAATCCAAGAATATTTGGATGTTGAAGGTATTGCCGACCTAAAATGGCTATTGAACGAAGATGGAACAACTCTAGTAGATTTGTGGGAATTCGTCACCGATAACATGAACGAAAGCGGACACTTCAATGAATGTCCAGTTACGGAAGAAAGTTTTATCGTGACTAGTGCTATGTTTCTTACAAAGGCAGAAGCTAAAAAACACCTTGAATTAAATCACTACCACTATTCGTCAAAGGCTCACACCTATGCAATGACAGCGTGGAGAGCGCCAAAGGTCGAGAGGTTGTTGGGGTTATTAGAATCGTTTGATTGGGTTGCGGTCGAAAAACTAATGAACGACTGTTAAACAGTACGAAGAAGGGGTGGGAGCGATTAACAAGAAAGAATTTAAAGTCACATTAAAGTGGTTATGGTATTGGCCAGTAATTCGATACCATATGAAGAAAACCCTTAAAATCAATCCTAAGCATCAAGCTATCCTTAATTACCACTACGAAAAAGTTCAACATTATCACGAAAAAGTAACTAAGCACTAATTCAACAGTACGAAGATAAGGTTGACCAATCAGACGAATTAATTACAAGTTCGATTATAAGAACGAAGTCCTTTAAAAGAAGGGTGTGAAGAGTATTGAAGAAAGGCGATCAATTAATCTATCAACCCGGCATATGGCAGCAACTAGTCACCGTGGAGCACATCGGGAAGGAATCCGGAGCAACTTATATTCAGACGAGCGGTAACTCCGGATACTCTTCGGAATTTAAGGTGCCGACAGCAGAAGACTTAATCAGGCATCAAGAGATAGAGGTTACACGCTCGGTTATTGCAGAAATAAAAGTTTGTTACCGTTGCCAAATAGAAATCGATCAAGGTTGGATTATAGAAAGGTCGATAGAAGATGTTAATGGTTATTGCTCATATGGATGTGGAACTAAAGCAGGAATATCTTCAACAGCCTTTATCAGAAATGCCTATTATTCGACCATAAGGCGGAACGTATTATAAAAAGACTTAATAAATCAATAACTTAACACTAATCAACAAGTATTTAGTCTATTAAAATACTTACTTATGAAAGGGTTGGTATAGAGTGCCGGATGAAAAGGGCTTTGGTATTGAATATTACACGCATAAAGAAAAACAACGGGCATTGGACGAAGCCGCAATGACGGATGCAGAAAGAATTGCAACGATTAAGCAATATGTAGAAGTATCACTAATGAACAATATACACCCAATATTAAATCAGGAAGAACTAATATATCTACTCGATCAAGCAGGCGACACTAAGTTGAGAACAGATGTAGATATAGCCTTACGGAACTTTAGGAAGGGTCGTACTAACCAAGGAATAACCATACTAAGCAAAGCGATTGAGTAGTCATTGGAATATCAAGGGGGCGAAGTTTGGTGGAAAGTAAACTTGGACAACTAGATCGGATAAAGGTGAACGCTTCTGTAGGTACTCAAGAATTTAAGTGGGCAACTATAGAAAGCGTAGATGGATTAAGGGAAGGTGACTTTCTCTGGTTAATCGAACAAGCGGAACGCAAGCGATCCCTAGAAATAGAAAGGCAGGATAAACGATTGGCAAGTAAAGTTAAATCGACGTTATCGAAAGAGACGGAAGAAAAAAACACGCAACTAGAAGACAAGTTGAATTACGTTAAAAAACTAGTTGAATCGAATAGGACCGGTCACGCAATCAAGTTCGATTTAAAAATGAGTTTAAGGGGGATGCAGAATGACAACTGATTTATTGAAATCCATGATAGCGCACTACAAAGAAACAGGGTCCAGAGTCGACGAAGTCCTTTTTCAAGAGGTAATGAAAGTCGTTGGGCAGGTGAAGGAACTGGATGATGCGGCATACGGATTGAGTGAAACGTTGCGACAGGAGCTAGGTCACAGCGTGAAATTAAGTGGGCGGATTGAATCGGCGGAAGCTGTAATAAACTTCTATGCGAACCCAACGATTTATGACCTACAGAGTGGCAAAGGCGGAACGTTGTTCGTTGAAATTGAAAGAGACAAAGGACGTAGAGCACGTACTTATCTAGGGAGGGAGAACAGTGAAGACAAAAAGACTAAAGGTGCTGCTCGAAATAGATGAACTGAACAAAGAGCGGTGTGAAGCGTGTATCGAATCAGATGCTAAGGGCTCTGATTGTGAATGTGATGCCGCCGAATCGATACGTAAATTAGGCGATAAGCTATTGAGTTATACAAAGCCAAGAAACGAACAGGAATGGAAGCTGTTAAATGAATTAAAGTTTGAAGATATGACAACGGATCACTATGTGAAGATAAGAGAAGCAGGAATAAAAGATGTGGCTATGCGTGAGAAGTTAGGTGTAACTGTAGCAATGCTTTATAACTGGAAAAAAGATAACGGTCTAATAGCGAAAAGGAGTGTCGGTGTATGAATATAGCAAAAATGGTTTTACTGCAGAAGGATCTTGACGAAGTGATAAACAAGAATCACCCGATTGGATTAAACGAAAATAGAACGGCCAATAAGATTACAGCATTAGTAGTGGAGTTGGCGGAGTTTGCAAATGAAGCTAGGTTCTTTAAGTACTGGAGCGAAGACACGGAGCCAAGAACGGAAGTCAGACATTACGCTAGAAATTCAGGAAAGTACCTACCAAACTATATAACTACAAATCCGATGCTTGAAGAATACGTTGATAGTGTTCATTTCTTTTTATCAGTTGCAATTGATAAGGGATGGGAGAAAGCGTTGTATGTACCAGAAGAGAATTTGATTAAGTTAGATGAAAAGGGCTTTCCGGGCGGAATTACAGAAGCGTATAACGGTGTAATTTACAACTTGATGAAATCTCAATACGAAGGCAATGCAAAATACAAAGGTGAACACTACAGATCATCAGAAAACTTCTTTAACGAGGCATGGTTCCTGTTTATGGCCATAGGTCAAGTAGGTTACGGATTTACGGAAGAGGACATTGAGGCGGCGTACATCCTTAAAAATGAAGAGAATCATTCTAGACAAAATAACAACTACTAGGGGGATTGGATATGGTGACTATAAAAGAAGAAAAGGTGTGTATCGAATGCAAGAAAGATCTAAATAGATATTGGGGCCGTAACTTCTGTAAGAACTGTCTTGGTGAACTATTAAATGCACAACGGCGTGAGGACGATGCACGCGAGTTGCTGAAAAAGGAGAAACTATGAACAAAGAAGAACGGGACGAATTGATAGCAGTGCTGCTTATGTGGAGTAACTGGAATAAAGCGGCACTGGAAAGCTTGAGCAATCGAAAGTTACTGGAAGAATACGACCGATACAACAGAATGACTAAGGGGTGAAAGCGTGACGATCAATTCAAAGCCGGAGAAACTACGCAGAGGTACTGTTCAACACATAGAAGCAGAACTATATGATTATCACGATACGCTTAAAAGAATCAAAGAACGCCGTGACGAGTTACTACATGGATCACCTTCGGAGGAATTGGTAGGTGGCAGAAGTAATATACCATCTGACCCAACAGGTAGTGTCGTGTCCCAGCTAATGGCTGATAAGCAACTACAAGAATTAGAGCGTATAGCAGCAGCTGTTGAACATGTTTATAATATGTGCGATGAACAGCGTAGAAAGTTAATCCGCCTCAAGTATTGGACAAGGCCACAAACTAGATCATGGGAAGGCATAGCACAAGAGATTCCAACGAGTCGAGCAACTTCATTCCGATGGCGTGATGAAATCATTCAAGCGATTGGGGAAGTGTTGGGGTGGCGGTAAGTAGTTGACACAAAATGTGAAGGAGGAAGTAATTTGAAGCTAAATAATAGTTACACAAATAGAGGTTTCGGTCTTATCGAATTTGTAGATAGGTATGGCGACAAGTGTAGTATTCAAAAGTCCTCGCTTGCAACAGAAGATGCAATTTGGTTCGGAATTGATGATGCAAGCCCGAAGATTATGGCATCTAAAACAAAGGAAGGTGGAAATGGATGGGTTCCATATGTAATACCTAAAGATGTTTTATTTTCGACAAGAATGCATCTGACGCAAGAGCAGGTAAAAGAATTGTTGCCGATACTTCAAGAGTTCGCAAAAACAGGGGAGCTGCCAGATTAACGTTAATCAGCAGTACGATCAAGTAGCGTACTCAACATACAGGGAGAAGGGAGGTAGAAAATATGTTCAAGTGCTTCTTTAAAGGTCACAATTGGTTCATAACAAGTAAGTGGTTAAGCGGTAATAGTTACATGTGTACCCGCTGCGGTAAAGAAAAGATTTGATCGAATATCCAGTTCTAATATAATAAGACTATTATGAGACTTTCGACGTGCCTAAATGGGTTATGGTGATAACGTGGTAGTAAATCAACAGAGCGTTACCACAAGAGGCGGCGTAGATACGTTGCAAAGGTTGCGGTACATACCGATTGACAACCGACAAAGCAAGGATGCACATAAAAAGCGGCGTAGGTTAGCCGGCATCAAAAATACAAAGTAAGTTTATGACTAGAAGACGGTGGCCCGTTGTACAGGCGTGGGAGTTTGTGCAACGAACTGTCTTGTTCACAAGGCATACGCAGTCGCATCGGTTAATCACAGTTAAGATTGACTACATTACTATGGTAGCGGCGCGATAGTCTCGATACGAAGGAGCCGATTACAACGGGTGTGGAAGCCCAGCGTGAAAGACCTCTTAATCTAAACGACATCACTGATCTGATGCGGTAAAAATCGGAAAGTAGTAATGCTATTACGGGTAGGGCCTGTGGATACGCGGATAATACTTTCCGGTTATTGTTTATGTAAGAAGTCAGCCTGTAAAGTCTAGGAGTAATCGAGGTTATGGGCTGAGTTGTTATATAAAATACAGGTACATAAAGGTGGTGGGTCATTCTTGAAGTCTCGTGTAAACGTCAATAGGCGATATGCCGGAGGGGAAAGGTGATCCATACATCTACGAACTATCGTTTAAATAGTGAGCCGAATCCTGTATCATTGAATCAAATGGTATAGGAGTGATTTTTATTAAACGGTTAATGATTATTTTATTAGGTGTTATGTTGTTGTCGGCATGCGGGGATAACGAATACGAAAAAGAATTAAAGGAAGCAGAAAAAGGATTAGAGGAATCTAAAGCGGAGTCAGAAAGAATCTCAGAACAAATAGGAGTAACAGAGGATGATCCCGTGGATGAATCGATTAGCATATCAGCGGAAGAAGTTGCTGAACTTATAGCACATGAAGCTCTAGGCGAAGGTGATACCATAACAGATGTAATTATTTACGATGGAGAAATCAAAGCGGTTATAGAAATATCAGATGATGCTATCATTAGCGATAAAAGTCTTCTTGCTGAATCAATATACTCTCGTGCAGGGGACGCTCTTCTTGAACATGAAGGTTGGGATGTGCTGACGGTAGAGTTTGTGGATGTCGGTGAAGTATCTATGCAGCGCAACGAAAAGGAATCAAACGAATATGGAATGGATTATTTCCCGCTTGAAAAGATAATAGGTCAACTGGAATAATAATCTATTAGACACTTACTTAATTGTAGGTGTCTTTTTATTATTGGAAAAGGAGATGAACGATATGGAAATCAACCGCATTGAGCATAGTTGTATGAGGTGCCAAGCAAGATTTACTTTAGATGAACAAAACTGCGTGGATGGAATGAACTGTCCAATATGTGGAGGTCCCATAAGAATTACAGGTTTTGAAACTGAAACGTTAATCGTTGACGGTGAACCGATTAAGGAACCAGCATTGCTTACGATCGAATTAGAAAGTGAAACATCGGTACCAAAAGTATTCTATAAAGGCGAAGAGATAACTGATAAGGTAAGTGTTAGCTTTGATTGGGAAACTGATACAGATGTTATGGGTGGATTATCTTATGCCATTGAGCATCGCGAGAAAGGTTCATACCCAGTATCGAACAGGATAGAGCGCAGAGTTAAAGGGCATTCGTTTTAATTAAGGTAGGGGGTATACACATTGGATAACTTCACATGCAACATATGTGCAACAGACTTAACAACCGAATCGATTCAAATAGAAAAAGTAAATGAGATTGATGTTGCTTATGTTGTTTGTCATGAGTGCGATAACCGTTTCAACTTAATGTTTGATAGTCGTGAAACTTTAAGAATCAAAAAGAAAATCAAAAAGGTAAAAGAAATTGAAAACTATCTGCAATTGGTTTTGTATCGAGAGATGATGATTGTAGAGGATGACTACTACAAGCAAGAGTATGACAGCCTATCACGAGAAGAGAAGGACTTAATCGGTGGCTATCAAAGTAATGTTGATAAGCAAAAGATTAAAGAGTACAACAAGATAATTAAAGAGCGGCGATATAATTTTAAAGATCTAACGGAATTATTGTAAATGTTTTATAAAACAAAACGATGGACCAGCAAACGATTAGTTATCCTACGGCGTGATGAGTACCTATGCAGAGAGTGCAAGCGGTTCGGCAAGACGACGCAAGCCAACACAGTTCATCATGTGCTACCGCTTGAACAGCACCCAGAGTACAGGTTGACCAACGCTAACCTACTGAGCCTGTGCGGTACGTGTCACAACAAGATGCACGATAGATTGACCAATGAATTAACAGATACAGGTACGGCATGGGTGGAGCGTGTGGGATTACAGAAGGTATCCCCCCCTCCTAAAAACGATTTTTTTATAAAAACATAGACCGGAGAGTGGAGACTCTTCCAATAGTGCGGGTCTCCGGAAAACTTTTTTGAGGTGGTGAAAACATGACAAGACGAATAACGTCGCAAGAAACTATTAAGCGAAGAACGATTAGAGACATGAAAGATTTAGGGGTTCATAAGCCACAGTACAATAGACTTATTGATATTTATGCAGGCTTGATTCATCAGTATTTAATTGCCGTTGCCGACTTCGAAGATAGTGATTTTGCATACGAAACCGAAACGGCTGCAGGCAATCCAAAGAAGTCGGGAATCGTCAGCACGATGGAAAACTTGCGAAAAGACATACTCCAGTATTCTGATCGTTTATGTTTGAACCCGAAGAGTTTTGGAGACCGAAAAAGTGAAGACGGGAATACATCCTCTCTTGCGGATATATTGAGGAATTCTTGACTAAAGCTTTTAAAAACTATGACGCAGTAATGGAGTATGCAAATAGCGTTGTGGAAAAACGTAAGTTAGCAAACAGGGAAACTATTCAGATGTGCCAAAGATTTTTGGACGACTTGAAGAATCCCATTTATGAATTCAAACCAAAAGATGCGGAGTTCGTTATTCGCATTATCGAAAAAACATTTGTTCATGATAAAGGAGAACGGCTTGATGGAACGCCATTGCTAGGACAACCTTTCATATTAGAACCTTGGCAGAAATTTATTATCTATAATTTGCTAGGTTTTTTTCATAAAGATACAATCATGCGGCGCTTCAAAGAGGCGTTTATTTTTTTGCCAAGAAAGAACGGTAAAACAAGATTTGTCGCTGCTCTTTCGTGGGCCTTAGCATTGTTGGAAAGGCGTTCCGGTTCAACTATATATATTGTTGGTGCAGCACTTAGACAAGCCAGGCAATCATTTGAGTTTATTAATTTTAATTTGAAGAAGATGGGCGAAGCGGATAATTTTAGAGTTAGGGACAACAACCAAGAATCTTCCATTGTGGGCGACTTGGGCGATGGTTCATTACACATTGAAGCACTAGCAGCTAACCCCGATAAACAAGATAGTTTGAACTGTAACATTGCCATAGCCGATGAATTGCACTCATATAAACGTGCCACTCAGTACAACGTAATTAAAGAAGCCATGAAAGCTTATACAAATAAGTTAATGATTGGCATAACGACAGCTGGAGATAATCAAAACAGCTTTTGTTATCATCGTTTGGTTTATTGCCAAAAGATATTAGACCGAACAGTAACGGATGAACAGTACTTTGTGTTTATTGCAAAGGCGGACCAAGATCAAGAGGGAAATGTAGATTATACTTGTGCGAAAGAACACGAAAAGGCGAATCCTAACTATGGAATAACGATAAGACCGGATGACATTATGAACGATGCACTACAGGCACAAAATGATCCGCAACAACGAAAAGACTTCCTTGCTAAATCATTAGATATTTATACAAGCGCAATGAACGCCTACTTTAATATAGACGAGTTCAGAATGTCTGATATAGCTGTTGAAAATGAATTAGGTTTAGCAGGGTTAAAGCTGAATGAAAAATTAAAGAAATTAGCTAGATTGAAAATTGATTGGTATGGCGGTGCGGATTTATCAAAGCGGCATGATTTGACTGCCACTGCTTTATACGGCACTTATAAAGACATTGATATAGTTATCAGTCATGCATTTTTCCCAATCGTTGCAGCTACTGAAAAAGCAGATGATGACAACATTCCATTATTCGGTTGGAAGGATGACGGGTTTTTAACTATGGCTAACAATCCCGTAATTAGTTATCAAGACGTTGTGAAATGGTTTATTAATATGCGGAAAGTCGGATTTAAAATCCATAGTACTGGCTTTGATAAGAAGTTTGGTCGTGAGTTCATCCTGGAAATGAAGAAGAACAACTTTAAGATTGAGGATGCGCCGCAATACTTCCACTTGAAATCAGAAGGTTTCAGACGTATTGAAACTAAGGCGAAAGAAAAGCGGTTTTACTATCTAGGTTCAGAAGCATTTGAGTACTGTACGCAGAACGTAAGAGCGATTGAGCAGACAGACGATGCAATCAAGTATGAAAAAATATTAGATACGCAAAGAATCGATGTATTTGATGCATCGGTTTTTTCTGCTATGCAAATGTTGAAAACGTTGGAAAAATCGAAGACTGCTAGGCAATGGTTGGATAGTTAGGGGTGAGTGAATTGTGGAAGATTAGAAGATACCTAATTAAGAAGTTAGTAGGTAGGCAAACGATCGTCATGAATCTAACTTTGCTATCGAGAACAGAAGCATTCAAAACAACGGATTTAGATTTATTGATTAGAGGTCACCATAAAAAGCATGTAATAGAAAATGTAACTATTAGAAATTCGGACAGAAGCGAGATGGAAGAGTTGAGCAGTTGAAGGGCGGTGAATAAATGAAGTTTTTCGATAGATTTAGAAGGCGGTCAAAGAGCGTTACACAAATACCATTTGCTTTCGGCAATGTGGACACGCCGGGCTACACAAGATTATCAGACAATCCAGACGTCAGAATAGCGGTCGATAAGATTGCTGATTTAGTTTCCAATATGACCATTCATCTTATGGAGAATACAGACGAGGGCGACAAGCGACTAAAAAATGAGTTGTCTCGAAAGATTGATATTGAGCCGCATCGTCACATGACCCGAAAAGGTTGGGTGCATAAAATCGTTACGGATATGCTGTTGCATGGCGATGGTAACTCCATTGTCCACATCGGGGTTGATTCCGACACTGGACTGGTTGATGATCTAAAACCATTCCCAATGTCGGCGGTGAATTATGAAGATGTGGATGGAGATTATCGTATCAATTACAACGGTGATATATTCCATCCGGACGAGGTTATACATTTCGTTATCAATCCTAACCCGAATCAACCATATCGCGGTACAGGCTATCGTGTGTTGCTGAGGGATATCATCAAGAATCTATCACAAGCAGACAAGACAAAGAATAGTTTCATGAGTGGTGAGTATATGCCGTCATTAATTTTGTCAGTTGATGCGATGAACGATGAACTAGCAAGCGAAGAAGGTCGGGAAAAGATACTCGATAAATATGTTTCTGAATCGGGTAGTGGTCGGAAGCCTTGGGTGTTACCTGCAGACTTGATTAAAGTTGAACAAGTTAAACCGCTATCCCTCAAAGACATTGCGATTATCGAGGGTGTGGAATTGGATAAGAAGACGGTAGCTGGGCTCATTGGAGTGCCGGCCTTTTTCTTGGGCGTTGGTGAGTTTGATAAAGAAGAATATAACAACTTTATTAATACGAGGATATTTTCAATCGGTCAAATTATATCCCAAACATTGACGCGTGACTTGTTGTATTCTCCGAATTGGTTTTTCCGCCTGAATCCTCGAAGTCTCTTTAGTTACGATTTAACCGAAATGGTGACAGCGGGAACAATGATGGTTGACCGTAACTCTATGCGGCGAAATGAATTAAGGGATTGGATAGGTCTTGATCCCGATGCAGAGATGAATGAGCTGATTATATTAGAAAACTATATCCCTGCTCAAATGCTAGGCAAGCAAGGCAAATTGAATGGTGGTGACGATGATTGATGTTTGTATTTATGATTGTTGTGTTTTCACTGCTTTTGATTTGTTCAAACGTAGGAAATAGTTCTGATTGGATGTATAGGAAATCTAAAGGTGCACAGAGAGGTGGTGAAAACGATGAATAAGAAACGCCGTATGCACTTCACGTCTGATTTAAAGACGCGTGATAGTGACAACGAAAACGAAGCGGTTATTGAAGGTTACTTTGTTGTCTATGATGAGGAAACTGAATTGTGGCCAGGAGCATTTGAAGAAATAGCGCCAGGTGCATTGCTTAATAGCTTGCGAGATAACGATGTAATTTGTTTGGACAACCATGATTCTCGAATGGTTTTAGGTAGTGTTGCAAGCGACACGCTCGAATTGAAATCAGACAGCGCTGGATTGTGGGGGAAAGTCGTAATCGACCTTGAAGATCCTAACGCAAAGTCAGCATACAGAAAAGTTCAGACAGGTAAAGTTCGCGGTTGTTCGTTCGGCTTTATTCCTACTAAAGAAGAGCTGGAAGAACGAGAAGACGGAACACTTAAATGGCGAGTTACAGAAGCCGAATTGGTGGAGGTTTCAATTACAGCTTTTCCCGCCTATCCACAGACGGACATTGCGGCGCGTGAAAAAGACGTTGAAGCAATCAAGAAACAAAAGTTAGACCAAAGAAAAAAACAACTAAAGGAGCGGATGAAGAAATGAATCCAGTATTAATTGGTGCAAAACTAAATTTAAAGCGTAAAGCTCTATCAACATTGGAGGAACGTATCGCAGAACTACTTATTAAGCGCGAAGAACTAGAAACATCTATTGAAGGTATCGAAACAGAGGACGACTTAACCGCTGTTGAAGCAAGCGTTACAGAAAACGATGATGCAATCAAAGAGGTGGAAGGTGAAAAGTCTACACTCGAAGAGGAAATCGTTGAGCTAGAGGGAGAACTTGAAGCATCGAACCGAAAAAAACCAAAAGCAGGGGGCAAACGAAATATGGCGAACCAAGTAGAAACGCGCGAAGCGATTAACGATTTTGTACGATCTAAAGGAAATATGCATGAACGAGCAGGATTCACGTCTGTTGAGGGTGGCGCACTGATTCCTGAGGAATTGCTACCGGCTAAAAACGAACTAGTTGATACGCTCGACTTAACTCAGTACGTTCGCAAAGTTCCAGTAAATAGCGGTTCCGGAAAGTATCCAGTAATCAGCAAGTCTAATGGCAAGTTCGTATCTGTTGAAGAGTTAGCAGCTAACCCGGAGCTAGCACACCCAACATTTACAGAAGTTAACTATGACATTACAACTTACCGTGGTTATGTGCCTGTATCACAGGAAGTTATTGACGATGCAGACTATGACGTTACTGGAATGATCGCAGAAGATATTAAAGATCAAGAGCAAAATACGAAGAACGAACAGATTGCAGCTATCTTCAAGACAGCTACAGCTAAGGCAGTTACTGGACTAGACGGAATCATCACTATGTTTAACAAGGACTTCAAGCGTGTGTACAACACCCGTGCGTTTGTATCATCATCACTTTATAACGTGCTAGACCTAATGAAAGACAGAAATGGTCGCTACTTGCTACAGGACGACATCACAGTCGCATCGGGTAAACGTATCAAGGGTAAAGAAGTTGTGGTCCTTGATGATGAGGTTATCGGAACTAGTGAGGGTGAATTGGTTGGATTCTTTGGTGATGCTCATGAGTTTATTACACTATTTGACCGCAAGCAAGCATCTGTTAAGTGGATTGATAACAATATTTATGGTCAATTACTAGCAGGATTTGTACGCTTTGACGTTAAATCAGTCGATAGCGCAGCAGGATTCTATGTCACGTTCACGGCAGATGTACCAGAACTTTAATATAAACAGAAAGGAATGATAGTCATGAAATACGAAGTCATTGAAAAATTCCGCGACACGCAGGATAAGAATCATATTTACGAAGTGGGAAAAAAGTATCCCCATAAAGGTAAGGTGAACAAGGAGCGTGCTGAAGAATTAGCGGGCACGTCCAATAAATATGGTCGTGCATTCATCAAAGAAGTTGATAGCGGTGGAGAAGAGTGAATTTATTGCAACGGCATTAGAATTAACTAAAGCGCGTCTCGGAATTAGTACAACTATCCGGGATGCGCTTTTAAGTAATGCGGTTGAATCCGTTGTGGAAGAGTTGGAGGTCGAAAAGGGAATTGTCGTTAATTACGATAGTTCTTTGCACCTCGATTTCGTTAAGGATTACGCAACGTGGCGTTATCAATCTGTTAATTCTACAGAAGTAATTCTTACTAATCACACGCTACCTATGCCACGTCACCTGCAATACAGGTTGCATAATTTGGTGATTAAAGAACACGTAAAGAGTGATGTCGATGTATAACAATGAACTAGAATTACTCAGAGAAGGTTATACCGAAGATGAACTCGGTAATCAAATTCCTTCCAATGTTAAAAGGTCTATTCTATGTAAAGTTAACTCGATTGGAAGAAGTGAGTTCTACTCTGCTGCATCTTCAAATTTAAGGCCCGAAATCGTATTTACTATCCACAAATATGAATATGAGAACGAAAGGAAAGTTATTTTCGAAGAGCAACAATATTCCGTGTTACGTACCTATGCAACAGGAATTGAAGAGTTGGAGCTGACTTGTGAAAGGGTTGGTGCCGATGTCCATTAATTTTGCTGACGAAATCACAAAAGCCTTGCAAGAATATACAACCGAAGTCGAAGAGGGACTTGAAGAAGCTAAAGAGAAAGCCGCTAAAAATGGAGCTAAAGCTTTAAAGGCTACGAGTCCTGTTGGACGTACCGGGAAGTATGCAAAGGGATGGCGAGCCAAAAAGGACGGTAAATCATGGGTGATCCATAATGCGACAAGATACCAGATAGCTCACCTACTTGAAAAAGGACACGCCAAAAAAGGTGGTGGACGTGTCAGTGGTACTGTCCATATAGCCCCTGTGGAGGAATCAACAATCAAAGAGTACGAGAAAGAAGTCGAGAGGGTGATAAAAGGGTGAATCTAGTTGAATTGAAAAGACTACTTGACGCTACAGGATTCCCTGTGGCTTATTCGCATTTTAGCGAACAGAAAGCAGCACCTTTTATCACCTATCTTGTGACTTATTCATCGAACTTTCACGCAGATAACAAGGTTCATAAGAAAATTCAAAATGCGGATATAGAACTTTATACGAATAAAAAAGACCTTTCGGCTGAATTGATTCTTGAAAACCTTCTTGATGAAAATTCAATTCCGTACGATACAATCGAAACATTTATCGAATCAGAAAAGCTATTCCAAAAAATATATGAAATGAGGATGATTTAATATGAATGAAAATAAAAATAAGTTATTGAAATTAGATTTACAACACTTCGGAAACAAAGTTACTTTTGGTTTACAAGATGTACATTATGCAACGTTTGAAGAGGTAGAAGGTGTGGTTACTTTTGACGCTCCAATACCAATTCCCGGTGGTGTGGAGTTAACAACGGATCCGCGTGGGGATATGGTCGAATTTTATGCAGACAACATGATCTACTACGCTGCATCAAACAACCAAGGATATGACGGTACACTGACTATCGCTAACATTCCTGACCAGTATTTGGTTGATGCACTAGGCGAAGAGTTAGATGAAGAAGACGGAGTGTTAAACGAAATTGCGAACGCTACAGGAAAACCATTTGCACTATTATTTCAGTTCGAAGGTGATGTAAAAGCTGTGCGACACGTGATGTATAACTGTACTGCGAACCGTCCGACGATTGCTTCTACCACTAAAACAAGTGCGGCTGAACCAAACACGAACGCACTTACGTTTGTATCGAGTCCGATTAAATTAGGTGGGAAACTAATGGTTAAGACAAAAACGACAGCGGCGACAAAAGAAGAAGTTTACGAAGCCTGGTATGCAGCAGTTTATGAAAAGGTTCCAGGACTTTAAAAGTTGAGGGGGAATTAAAGTGGAATCAATCATTAAACTAGGCGATGAAGAAGTGCGCTTGAAGGCGAACGCAATTACCGCTATGCATTATAAAAACCAATTTAAGTCTGATATTTTAAAAGATACTTTGGAAGCTATCGGTGGTATCGAAGCGATTATGCAATTGAGAGATCTTGAAGAAGCGACTGATTATCAAAAGTTACAAACGATGATAAACACCATAGATACCGTATTGATTTATCAACTTGTTTGGAGTTTCGCGAAAACCTGTGATAGAAATTTCGTTCCGTTTTATCAATGGATTGAAAATGCAGATTTACCACCAGTAACAGAATTATTGTTAGAAGAAAATTTTGTAGAATTACTGATCGGGAACGTATATAGAAAAAAGCGATAAAGGCTACTGTTGAGGGCACATCTGATGATGAAGATGTGCTTACAACAGAGTCTTTTTTTATGACTTGTAAACTTGTAAATCTCACGCTTGGAGATATGGAGTTTATGACAATTGGCGAGTGCTTAGATTACGCCGATAACTACATATCTTTGAAAAATGGAAAAACAGAAGATAAAGCACGTACTGCTAAACAGGAAGACTTTAACACCTTTTAAATTGGAGGCGAGGTGATTGTCCAAAAGAATAAAAGGAATAACAATTGAATTAGATGGTGATACGAAAGGTCTTGACAAGGCGTTAAAGGATGTAAATAAAGAGTCAAGGGATCTACAGAAAGAACTTCGCGATGTGGACAAGTTACTTAAATTTAACCCTAAAAACGTTGAGTTGCTTGCCCAAAAGAAGAAGTTACTAGCTGATCAAGTTGAAAACACTAAAAAGAAATTAGATCAATTAAAGCAATCACAAGAACAAGTGACACAAGCCTTTAAAAATGGAGAAATAAGTGAAGAACAGTATCGAGCATTTCAACGTGAAATTGCTGAAACCGAATCTAAGTTAAAACATTATGAAGGTCAGTTGAAAAGCGTTGATTCTACACAAAAGTCATTTGGCGATAAGATGGCCGCATCGGGGAAATCTGTAAAAGAGTTTGGTCAAGGTATGACCTCGGTTGGTAAAGAATTATCAATGAAGGTTACCGCACCACTGGTAGCGATTGCTGGTGTAGCGAGTAAAATAGGCATGGACTTTAAGGCGGGAATGTCAGAAGTTCAAGCTATATCAGGTGCTACTGGAGAAGAGTTAGCACAGTTAGAAACAAAAGCTCGGGAGTTAGGTTCATCCACAAAGTTTAGCGCAAAAGAAGTTTCTGAGGGATTCAAGTATATGGCTTTAGCGGGTTGGGATGTCAAACAATCTATGGATGGTATTGATGGCGTGCTCAATCTTGCTGCCGCATCCGGTGAGGATTTGGCTTTAGTATCCGACATTTTAACTGATGCTATATCTGCATTTGGAGATGAAGCAAGCGACGCGGGAAGGTATGCCGATGTTATGGCTGCTGCTGCATCAAATGCTAACACTGATGTCGCCGGACTTGGAGAAGCCTTTAAAATGGTCGCTCCTGTTGCTGGGGCACTTGGTTATAGCCTGGAAGATACATCAGTCGCGTTAGGTTTAATGGCGAACGCTGGTGTCAAAGGATCAAGCGCGGGTACCGCTTTACGTAGCTCATTAACCAACATGGTTAAACCAACAAAGGCTATGAATAAAGAAATGAAAAAGCTAGGTATCGAAATCAAAGACAGTAACGGCGAGATGAAGCCGCTAGACGTGTTACTTGGAGATTTGCGTTCATCATTCAGCACATTAACAGCTGATCAAAAAGCTTCTTCTGCTGCTACTATTTTCGGTAAGGAAGCAATGGCGGGGATGCTTGCAGTTATTAACGCAAGTGATGCCGACTTCAATAAGCTGTCAAATGCTATTGAAAATAGTGACGGGGTCGCACAAGAGATGGCTGACACCATGCAGAATAACTTACAAGGTAAATTAACTAACCTTAAATCAGCATTAGAAGAGTTGGCCATTAAAATATTTGATGCGTTAGAACCTGCATTGTCTTGGCTTGTTGGTGCTTTCCAAACTCTCGTGAATTGGCTTAACGGGTTGGATAAGTCTACACAAACGGCAGTGGTGGCAATAGCGGCATTAGCTGCTGGAATAGGCCCCCTTGCCGTGGTGCTAGGTACGATACTTACTATGGTTGGAGGATTTATGACTGTGCTACCCACGTTAATACCATTAATCGTAGGCTTGGCCGGTCCTATCGCTATTGTTGTTGGCGGTTTGGTTGCACTAGGTGTAGCTTATGCGTTACTGAAAACAGATGCGGATAAAGCGTATAAATCGCAACAAAAAATGGCTGAACAGAATTTGGAATTAGCGGAATCCCATACAGAAGTACTGGAAGAGCAATTGGAACAATCCGACGCAACAGCCGATTTAATCGCAAAAACTCAAGAACAGATGGAAGCTACAGACGAATTAGTTACGTCCTTTGAAAAATTAATCGAAAAATCAAAGTTGACAACAGATGAATTCGGTGAGTTTTTAACGTTGCAGTCAGAGTTAGAAAACACAAAATCACCACAGCGGATTGCTGAACTCGAAGAACGTATGGAAGGATTGCGTAAGAAGTCCGGGCTGTCAAAAGAAGAGTTTAATAAACTTCTTGAATCGAATAGCTTGCTGATAGAACAATTTCCAGAGGCCGGGTCAGTCGTTGACGATTATGGAAATAAGATTGCCGATACGACAGGCAAGTTACGTGATATGACACAAGCGGAACTTGAGCGTATGGAGTTACAAATATACAACCAAATGATTGAAGATTTACAAGCGGTAAACGGTGAAATAGACAATTATCAAAACCTACTAGGCGAAGTTGTTGAGTTGGAAGATAGTGTCCTAAGTAAGAAGAAGGAAATTGCAGGAATACAGGAACAAGTTACTGCGAATGAGCAGGTACAAAATGAAAATAACGCCAAACTTTTAGAGTTAAAAGAACTACAGAAAGATGCAAGTTTAAAAGAATGGTACAACTTAGAAAATCAAAAAGACCAGTTGAAATTACAAAACTTCGAATTAGATGGCAAGAACACAAAGCATGGTAAAAACTTAGAGGTCTTGGACGCAACGCTTTCCACAGAAGAAAAGACGCTAGTTGAAAAACAAAAGCAACGAGATATGATAGGCGAATTGATTGATAAAAACAGCACGAATTTTGATAGTTACTCAAAAATCCTTGGTACTCAATTCGATATCAACATTGAAAAAGGAAAAGAGAATGAGTCGATTGATAAAGCAATCGCCAAACGCAATGAAGAAATTAAACAGCTAGAAACCAAAATCAGCAAAGAAGGCGACTCTAACGGAAAAATAAAAGAGGCAATTGGTCACTTGAAAACCGAAAACGGTCAACTTGAAGATGCAAAGGGTAAGTTGGGTGATATTAACGGTTCGCTCGATACGCAAGTTGGAAAATACGACATAGCAAATAATAAGTTAGCTAAAGTTAACGGTAAATTCCAAGAATCAGGCGGATTGACTGATACTAATATCAAAAAAGCTGACATCTGGAATGGGAAACTAGACAAAAACCACAAAAAAGATGTCACTGTCAAAACCAACAAAGATCCCGACGAAGAAAACAAAAAGTGGAGTAGCCCAATAACTAAAATTATTAGTTTCTTTACAAAGGGTAAAAAACCAGACGCTTACGCAGAAGGGACAAACTATCATGGTGGTGGTTCGGCCTTTATTGGTGAAGAAGGTCCAGAGCTAGTCAAAATAGGAAGCAAAATGCAATTGATGGACTACGGTCTGTACGATTTGCCGGTTGGAACTAAAGTTTATACGCATGAAGAGTCTATGGGAATGTTACGCAACGGGTTAGTTGACGGCATTAGTCGTGGAGTGAATTTGCAACGTAATTCTACAAAAAACTCAAGTGTGGATGATATGAATAATCAACAATCGCAGGTAGTCAATCGACCGGCTCCGATTAATGTAGCCACAATGATTGTGCGAGAAGAAGCGGACATCAAGAAGGTTGCCCGTGAGTTGCACAGATTACAAAAAGGAAATCAAAGGGTGGTGCTCGGATGATGAATGAAACTGATGTTTATTTCGATAATGTGGAAGTCGGGGATTTAAACGTTTCTCTATTGGAGAATCATGAGCACCCTCTACTTTCAGGTACACGAGATAACATCATAACGATACCAGAGGTGGCGGGCGCGATTGATTACGGCGGCACATTAGAGCCGATTGCGTTCAATCTACCAATGGGATTTTTGAGAAAGAATCGAATGGAATTACAGTGGACGGTTAGGCAAGTTAAAGCATTATTGATTGATGGTAATGGTAAGCCGAAAACTTTTAAATTGAAATTCGGTTATGAACCCGATAAATATTATAATGTTCGGTACTCGGGCGGTATACCGATTGATAGGTTAATAGCTAAAATTGGTCAGTTTAATTTACCGCTCATTTGCTACGATGGACACGCCTTATCAGTCGCCATGAATGACGAGGTCACTTGGGGCAGTACGGTGATACCTTTTGCTTCTGATTTCACTATGGGTCATATGGGTGACGGTGCAAAGACATTTACGGGTAACGGCTCGACAATCATTAATGTAACGGGCGACAACTTACGCCCAGTTCTTCACGTAACAGGAAGTGGAACCAACGTAAGTATTAAGTGGGGCGGAAAAACACTCACTTTAGGAACGCTTGCGAACGCGACCTGGGCGATTGATTTAAAAGAGTTTGAGGTCACAAAAGACGGATCAAACGCGATGCATCTTATTAAAGGGGATTGGCTCAACATGGATTTAATGCAAGGAGATAACACGGTCACGGTAAATGGTAGCGGGTTAAATTTAACCGTCAGCTTCCAGTTCCGTGACCTATTTTATTAAATGAAGGATGGTGGGTGATAATGCCGACAGAAAAGATAAATTACACAGACCCGCTACGTGTGGGTACTGATAAAATAAATAAAGCCATTGAAGATGTTAATACGTTTCAGAAACAAATTGACGATATCGACGTCGAAGTCGGTGAGGATGCAGTTGGCAACGAAAACTTGAAAAAGAAAGCAGTCAAGCCTGTAAACACTACCTTTTTTACGCAAACTAAAAATTTGTTTAACGGGGAGTATGACAATGTAAAATTGAGTGGCGGGGCTGACTATCTATTCGCGTCTAAACCGGATGCATCTGCACCAGAGAGAACCGGCATAATCCCAATAAACTCCGGCACCACTTATACAGTTACAGTATTCGATGAAGAGTTATCTGATGCGCTTCGGATTGCGGGGTCATCTAATCTGCCGAGCGAAGAGGACTATAACGCTAACGGTCAGTATCTCCTTGACACTTTCGTAACAGCACAAGGCTCCACTGGTTTAAAGACACACACTTTCACGAGTTCAGCAACTGATAACTTTCTTTTTGTTTTAGTGTCAACCGAAGGAAAAGCGCCCCGTTTACAAGTTGAAGAAGGGGGAGCCTCCTCAGAGTATAGTGATCCGTACTACTTTGACTCCAAGTACATCAAAGGTATTGGAAATTTAGAGGACGCAAACGTATCCGATGTAAAAAACAAAGCTTTTGAAACAGTAAAAGAAAGACTTGACGACAGCGAAGAGGAGTTTGCAGATTTCGCAGATTTTAAAATAACTAATTTAATCAAGAACGGTGACTTTAATAAAGGTGTAAACGAGTGGGTAAATTTAATGGGAGTGACGGTAGAGGACAGTAAAGCGAAAATATCTATTGCATCAGGGATTTCTCTACAGCAACCCGTTAATTTAGTAGTTGGGCACAAATATTACGTCAGCTTGCTGCATCAAGCGGTTGCTGTCGAGCGTGGAATACACCTAACTTTACGAAATGCATCAACGCTTATAAACCCCGCATTGCTATCTTTACCTAGCGGCTCAACGGGTGAGTCAAAGCACAGCATCATATTTGATGTTAGTGCAACCGCAACCTCTATAGGATTTTCAAGAGAGGGTACATCAACAACGGGACATCACACCGTGGATAATGTAATATTGATTGACTTAACAGAAGCTTTCGGTGCGGGTAACGAACCTAAGACTCTTGGCGTCATTGAAGACCTAGTCAATATCTACAACGGTTATTTTAACGATACTAAGACGTTGGGGAATAAGGGGTTTTCGAATTACCTTTTAAACAGGACGCAAGATATTCAAGTTGATTCACACAAGAGTATTTATGAAGAGTTGCGAGGAAACATATATCAACGTGACTTTCGTGTGGAAAAGTTATTTAAAAGAAGTGACGCGACGGTTGCTATAGGTGATGCAACTTTAACTGACGTAACAAGTACGGAATACCTAAAAAACAACACAAGCGCTTTAAAAATGACTGTGAATAGTCCGGTTAATATAAGGTTGGATTTCCCTTTGGCGAAGCCTATTAACTTGTATAGACGGACGTTTGGTTTAAATTTCTATCTCCCGACGGAATCAGGACTAACTCCAAGAACAGCTAAATTCAACATGTTAGCGGTTTATTTAACTACACCGGGCGGAGAGTATATCATTTATCCGGAGCAGGGAGCGCGTAGATACCCCGGGTGGAACGTAATTACTGGAAGTCCTTTTGCATCCAACTCGTCCAGTACGGCAACCGAAGAAGATTTGAAGACGGTAACTAAAATACGCATAAGCTTAAACGCCAACCCCGCCGTCACGGAACCCTATGATATATACTTTGACTCTTTGACGTCGTGGGACGAGATACGCACACCGACAGTCCGTTTAGAGTTTGATGATGCTTTAACTTCTGTATATCAAAATGCTTTTCCTTTAATGGCGGAAAGAGGGATGCGCGGTGCAACGCATGTAATAACAAAGAGCGTTGCGAATCCAGAGCCTCTTGTGTATGCATTGCCTAATCAACTTATGAGAATGCACGATGTCGGATGGGATATATGTTCGCATACAGTCAATCACCCCTACCTTTCAGAAATAACGTTAGAAGAAGCTAAGTTTGAACTAGAACAATCTCAAAAGGATTTACTTAATATGGGGGTCAGAAACGGCGCTCAATTCTTTATCTCGCCTTACGGTGATAACACGATAGAGGTAGTAGAACACGCTAAAAAGTTTTACGCCAATTATCGCATGACAGGATACAGGCACGCAGGTACAGGCGTTATGCCAGAAGACCCTTACGGAATGGATGCTATAAATGCCGGGAGTAGAGGCTTGGATGGCGTCATCTCATTAATTGATAAGGCGGTGGAGTTTGGCGGACACTTACCTTTGATGTGGCATGGTGAAATCGGAGAAACATGGGGTGGTATCCGTTGGGAAACTGGAGAATACAAGGATATGCTCGATTATTTAATTGAGCAAAATGTAAAAGTCGTAACGTATAGTGATCAGTTTCCGGGAACGCAGATTAGGTGAAATCAAATCGAGTTGAAAGTCGAGACCAATTGAGGTCTATTTTTTATGACTTAAATAAGTATTATTAGGAGGGTTGCTAATGAACAAGAAACCAAACGCAGTGTCGGAAAAAGTGCTGTCTTATAAAGATCTTACGGATATGGCGAGAATCAGCATACCTATTTTCTCCATCACACACACCCATAGATGGTCTGATGGTCAAGTTATTAAGAAGGTTCATAACGTGAATTGATTATCAGTAGGGGAAGTGGAGGGATAACGCAAAAAAAGAAAGCGAATGATTAAACTACATTCGCTTTCTTTCTGTGTTTGTAAAATAAGCCGACCGCCATAATCAAAATCAAGAAAATGAAAACTCCTGCTCTTTGTCTTGTGGAGTCGCCACCGTATTCGTACCCTAAAACAGTAGCATGCACAAGTATCGGAATGATGAACACCCACATTTTCGACCTGAGTTCTTTGTCTTTAAAAAACTTAATTAAAAATAAGAGAATTGAGAAAGAAAGTAGTAAAAAGACTACTGAGTCAAAAAGCAAGATGGTGTATGTGCTGTAATCCAAGATTACGTTCCAAGGCAACGGGGCGAAGAAGAATTTAGATAGAGTTTTACCTAGCGTTACTAATACTCCAAACTCTAGCATGCCTTTCCCGTATGCCATAGATTTATCGAAATATATGGAAACAGAAGGCATGGCGAGGATTGCAATAAAGAATAAACTAACACCGGCTATGCTTAAAAACTTAAACAACTTGCTTGTTTTTTTACGACTGATAAAAACCATTTCAAAAAGGACGGCTAATAAGAATGCGAAACCTGCATAGATTCGAACAGTAAATAACGCGAGACTTAGTAGTATTGCTATGTATGGCCGCTGTTTAACTCTTAAAAAGTAAATAATCAATGCGCCTAAAAAGATAACAGTAGAATCTTTTAATATGAAACTACCAAAAAGAGTTAGATTCAAACTCAGGGAACTGAAAACCAAAGTGAAAAGTGCTATCCTTTTGCCAAAGTCCATAAGGAAGACCTTATATAAAAGCACTATGGATATGGAAATCAAAAGGGTATTAAAAAATAATATCGATTCGGGAGTTCCGACAAGAAAATAAGGAATTAACATGGAATAATAATGCCCGACATGAAGAGTACTGGCAACGACTTGGATATTTGATATGCTGAAATCTCCAGCAGATATCAAATTATTCAAATGTAATAAGTAGTTATGGCTATCAGGAAAAATGATAATGTCGTTTCCTAACGAATAGGCGTACAAAATAACCAGTTTCGACAAAAAAACAACAAAAGAAAAAACTTTCACCTTAACGTCTATCTTAAAATTATAAATGAACATTAAAAATATAAGAGTCAGTGTTATTAAGAAAGTAGTTTCTCTGATCCCTGTAGTCGTGGAGGTAAAGAGAATCCACATCAAAATAGTTAAAGTAAGTACGTAAAAAAAGATAACTGCTAGGTTTAGATTTATTTTATTATTACCGCGTATGGCTTGTTGCATACCGCACCCCCTTTCAACGATTATACCCGAAGGGGAAATATTAGCAATGGAGCAAAACATTTTTTGGTGGTGATTCGTCGCAGTTGGAACATAATGTTGATTAGTACAATATGCAAGTAATTTAATAATATCTAACCAAGAACATCCATAATGGGTGCTCTTTTTGTATTGAAAGGAGTTGATAGTTTGCATCCTCAAGTACTAGACCTAAACAACAACTTAATTGCAATTCTAGATAAAGCACATAAAATCGGCTACACGAAAATTAAAAACAACCTGTGGACCTGTCAATTTACAATGCCGATAAACGACAAGAAAAACGAACACATTAATCCAAAGTTTCACATTGATTTATACGACCACGACAGAAGAATTGGAAGGTTTATTGTCAATCCGAAACGCACGTTTAAAACAGAATCCACAAATGAAATCACCTACCATTGCGAGCACGTTTTGAGTTTATTACACTCAGACGTGCTTTTTGGTTACCATCAATGGTCGAATTTTACAACAGTACGGGTGCTTACGGATTTATTTAAAGAGCAAGAAATCAAACATTGGAAACTTGGCGAGGTAGCGTTCACTCGTTATTTCCATTACGGCTGGGAAAACGATGACAGTCTTCTAAACGCTATCATGAGCGTGCCTAATTATTTCGACGTTCCATTTATGTGGACTTGGGATGATTCTTCATATCCATTTACACTTAATCTAGTTGAACCATCTAACGTGCCAGTGGATGTTATAGCAAGCGGTAAAAATCTAAAGGGAATCGAAGTAGAAGAGGACCCAACAAATATCGTGACACGAATTTATCCACTCGGGTTTGGCGAGGGAGTTAACCAGTTAAACATTAAGAAGATTAACGGCGGTAAACCCTACCTACAAGATAATGCAGCGGTTGCCGCATATGGCATTCACAAGCGTATTTGGGTGGATTTGAGATTCGAAGATGTTGAGTCTCTTAAAGCAAGTGGACAAGCGATACTCGACAAGTATAAACAACCCTTAAAATCGATTGCGATTGATTGTCGAGATTATACGTTGTTCGAGCGTAAAAGAAAACGGGAGCTTATGGCCGAGTATGATGTGGGTGACGTTTTACTCGTTCACGATCAAGACTTGAATATAAATGAAGAAATCCGACTGGAGAAAATAGTCAAGAGTGATATTTACGGCGCACCACAAGATATTCAGTTGGAGTTAGGTCATGTATTCGATGATATTTCTACAACGTTCACGGATATGCAAAAGAAACAATTGGTGAATGATACTTATTCGCAAGGTGCAACAAATATCGATAGCCATAGTTTTGCTGACAACTGTGATGCAAATTACCCGGCAATCATACGCTTCCCGATTCCAGACGATGTGGTCAATATTAATGAAATGTCATTAACGTTTGAGACTACCAATTATCGTGCTTATTCCAAGGCGATTGAGGGCGGTGGTGCCATTGTTAGTTCAACAGCAAGCGGTGGATCAACAACGCAAACATCTAGTGCAGGTGGAGCGACAACTCAAACATCAAGCGCAGGTGGAGCGACAACACGCACATCAAGTAGTGGAGGGGGCACTACGGCAACTAGTACAAGCGGTGGGGGTGTGGCTAAGTCTACAGCTTCTGGTGGAGGTAGTTCACAAACTTCCAGCAGTGGGGGCAGTAGTTCACCGACATCTTCGGCGGGTGGCGATCATCGTCACGTCATGTTTATGCCTTTCGGTACAGGGGAACTGGCGGCACCTGAAAGGATTCTCCAAGCGGTCGGCGGTAATATAGGTGTTAAAACAGACGCCACTTCATTGTCAACGTATGGTTCTAGTGGGAATCACTCGCATAACGTATCAGTCCCAAGTCATACGCACAGCGTAACTATCCCGGCACATTCACATAGCTTCGATGTTCCGAATCATAGCCACGGGGTCACTATCCCGAATCATACACACGATACGGTTATACCGTCACATACACACGATACGGTCATACCATCTCACACGCATGAAACGGTCATACCTGCACATACGCACGAAATAACGCTACCCGATCATATTCACGAAATTAAACATGGGATTTACGAATTTGGCACATTACCATCATCAGTACAAATAACAGTGGACGGTGTAGTTGTCCCATTGACGGCTTTAAGTGGTGATCGTATTGATTTGATACCTTATCTTCAAAAGGATTCAAGCGGTAAAATTCAACGCGGAAGGTACGCTGAAATCATCGTCAAGCCTAATAATCTTGCGCGAATCAATGCGACAGTGTCCAGTAGGCTATTCATCCAGT